GGAAAACTCGGCCCTCGTGGCAATCGTGGCACCCCCTAAAGGGGGGGGTGCCCCGACTGCCCCGATGCGGGGCAATTTAAAAAAACATCAAATTGCCCCGACTGCCCCGACTGCCCCGATGCAGTGAAAAACCTAATGAAATCAACAACTTGCACAACATGCTTAAAAAATAGGCAACTGCCCCGGCTGCCCCGATGGTCGATTTCTTGCCAAAAACTTACAAAAATCTACTGCCCCGATGACCCTGTGGATAACTCGTCATTTTGCCTGTGGATAACTTGTGGATAACTATCAATGAAGGCATGAAAAAAGGCCCGTAGGCCTTGATGTTATTTTTTGTCTTTTTTCTTCATTAAGGCCCTTATTCCGTGAAATTTTGATTCATCACTCACCACGTACCCGCCTGATTTTGGCTTGATGTATCCATCCAAGTAATCTGGGTAACGCGTGGTTTTAGTCACGTTTTGCTTAGCCGTAGTCTCTTTTATGTGCCGGTTTGTCTCGGCCTCGTACTGAGCCCAGTTATCGGTCGTGATATACATAGCACCTTGGCTGTCAAGATATCCATACTCAAGTAACGCGCCCTCAAAGCTTTGGCGGGCACTGAACGTGGATTTAGACTCAGGCTTTACAACGACTGCATCAACATCTTGTACATCGTGCACCACCACGGCTGACGTGATGTCGTCACCGTCTTCATCCTCTCCCATCTTTACGACTTGCAGGTTAAACGAACCTTCGATACCGTCGTCACCCTCTTTTTGTTTAACAAGTCTCCAAGTACGTAATTTTGATACCGGGTCTTTGTTTAGCTCAATGGTTGTTTCGAGTCCACCCAATAAAGAGCTACCACCGCGAAGCCCCTTGGTGGCATCCTTTCCAGGGTGAGCAATTAATGAAACTGCACAATCTAATGACTTAGAAATACTTTCAGACGCTGCAATAACTTTACCCATGTCATTATTATCATTCTCTTCAAATGAACCCATAGCACGCGCCAAAGTATCTATAAAAATAATCAACCCATTATTTGAATTTCCAATTACATACTGAATAGATTCGACCAACTGTTTAATATCCAATGGTGAACTAAAAGCAAATGCAGAATGTTTAATTACAAAAAAGTTATCAGGTAATTTCCTTTGGCTATGTATTTGCCACGCCTTTAGACGGCCTGAAAAACCATTAGCAGCCTCCAGAATTAAATAAACCACATTGGCTTTCTTTGTCCGGTACCCCATCCAGTCACGACCTTCGGCGATGTGGCACGCCATGTCTAATGCCATGAAAGATTTCCCGGCTCCAGGCGGACCATAAATAGCTGCAACCTCTTTGGCTGGCAAAATCTTTTTAATGTGCCACTTTATCGGAGCCATTTCAGTCATATCTGACGCTGGCGTAAGCGTGTATCGCATGTCTTTAATCACCGGCTCCAACAACCCCGCCAAATCCCCACCAGCCTGAGCAAAATCATTAGCATCCCCTTTATCCGGCATAACCACGGTAGCACCAACCAACGCAGCCGCCTTATCAGCCTCACGCTTGCCAACGCCTGAATCATCGTTGTCAGCCACGATAACAAGCTCACGCAATGGCCCTAAACGCTCACGCAAAGCCTGTGCCGTGGCCGACATATTCCCGGCTGAATAGCTCACGACAACAGCCCGTCCAGTGGCTTCAAAGATCGATGCAGCCGTGGCAATGCCCTCGCATACATAGATACGCCCGTCACCAGCCATGTAATCAGGCCCAATAGACCACGACGCACCGCCCGTCTTTGAACCTCGCATGAATAGCTTGGTGCCATCGTCACTTATATATTGCAGGCCAGCTATCTCTCCACCGATAAGCATTGGTGCCATCAAACGCCCGTCAGGTGCAATGCGCCAGCCTGGATTACTAATGCCCTTGCGCTTGATGTATGGATGGTCATCGCTGGCCAACTGCGCAGACTCCCACAATTTAGCCGCTTGAAACGCCGCATATTCACGCGACTCAGCCAGTTCCTTGTCCCGCTTAGCCTTAACTTCTGCCATGCGTTTATGGTGCATAGCTGACTCTTGAAACGTCAGTTCACGTCCAATGTCAGCCCTGAAATGGCACTCTTGGCCAGTCTTCCAGTCGCCAAACGCCCCCGCTGCTATGTCGCCATCATGGACGACGTACCACCCTGATAAATCCTTTTTCTTGCCATTGGTTGAAAACCTGCGAAGCGTACCATCCAACACCAAATCATCAGGTGGCGAGATCCCGGCGTCAGACATAGCCACTCTAAGCTGATGTTCTGGCGACAGTGGTGCAAGATCTACAGGTGGCCTAAAGCCATTGGGAAAGATGTTTTTTAAGCTGCTCATTCTTTTACTTTGAAATGTTCTTCAACATGATTAATAAGTTCTTTGCATTGATCAATGTCAAACATGGCAATGTGAGCCTTGCTTTTATCAATCCGCATTACGTTTGACATCCATTTATAAGCTTCTTGTCTAAAGTTTCTTCCGTAGTCCATCCACATAGGATCAAACGCATCGTGCGTCAGTTTTCGCCATGCGCGAAGCTCTTTATTTGCCAGTGTGCCAAGTGGCTTACCGTCTTTTTTATGGCATCCAACATAGGCATCACATGGCCCGCAATGGTAAAACTTTAGGCGCTTTAAGTCTGGGCGACGTGGATAGATCACATCACCCGTCACATGGTCGGCCTTGCAGCCGCAGTATTGGCAAATCATTTGAGTCCTTTAAATTGTTGAAAGTTTTCGCGTGAACGCTAATTCTATGCCGTAAACTTAGCGAAAAAAAAGTTTAAAAAAGTGAATTAAGCTGCTTTGTTGTGGCACAATAGAGGCATCAACAACGAAACGGATGAACAAAATGGAATACGCTGCAAACATCGCTCTCTTCTTGCAAGAAAAAACAAATAGCATCTTTGGCCGATTTGTTGGCAGGATGACAGCCAACGAACAGCGTGCCATGTTTGGTCGTGTAATCGGAAGAGGCCGCATCGTTATCGACGGCGAAGATGAAACAATAAGCAACTTGGTGTCTGTTTGCTTTGGTCAGGACTACGACTATCGCAACGTGACAAAATGGGCTGCACTTTAATCAACCCGCCCGCCTCAACAGCGGGCTAGAAAGTAAAAATGAAACCAGAACACAACTGCCAAACCATCCTAGTTAAAGGCGTAGGCTGGCCCGGAATGCCTAAAATTGAAGTGGTGAAGAAACCAGTAAAAGTAAGAGTTAGGAAGCCAGTGGCAAAGAAAGAACCAGCGCCATACAAAGAACGTGAGTTTGAGAAGCTTGCTTTCTACATGCTTGGTAAACGCAACATGACATCAAATCAGATAGCTATTACTTATGGCAAGCGTCCTAAAAGCATCCAGCTAGACCTTCGCAAAGCGTTTTATGCTGGCGTGGTTTTGCGCGAGCAAGTAAAGAACGTTGAAAGCCCTTATTTTTTATACAGTGGAGTCTTATGAATAATATCGTTTTAGCTCTTATTGATCTGTTTTATGCGGTCGTTGGAGCGTCTTTGATTGTTGGTGCAGTGGCTTACTTTGCGGGAGGATGGTGATGGAAACTAAAAACGAGGCGCTGGAACTGGCGCAAAACCTTGAGCAATTTCTAGACGGGAGTCTTGGGGGGCGTGCTGCTGACATGCTGCGATCCCAGGCTGCTGAGATTGATCGACTGGAGGTCCGTGTTGGTCAACTGCTATGTGAGCGATCTGACTACACCCAAACCGTCATCGCTGAACGCGACCAACTCAAAGCCAAGAACGAGAAGCTGGTAGCTGCCGTTGAGACGGTGTGCGAAGGTTTTACGCTGCACCCCTCTGCGCGAAAGATTTTAGAAACTGGATTGCACGGCACAGGAGATCAAGCATGACAACAACAATTGAAGCGATGAAGCAAGCACTGAAAGTGTGCATTGAAATGGGCCAGTTTGGTGATGTTGCAGCAGTCGAAAAGGCAGATTCTGCAAATGCCGTTTTGCGTGAAGCCATAAAGCGCGAGGAAGCGCAGACGGTGGAGCCAGTTGTAGCAAATAACGATCATGTGATCTGCCCAAACTGCTGCAGTCAATTCCGGGCCATTCCCGTGAATGTGCAGCAATTGATGCTGGGCGCTGGATTCGAGCCGCCGTTCACGAATCCTATCAAAGCTCAAGCCAACCTCAGTAACCCTTGTTTGTTTGATAAAACTGCACTCATAGAAGCACTACGAAAGTATGGTGACGGCCTGCCGTTTGGACTTCTTTTAATGCGGATCGCCGCTGACATGCTGGCGGCTGATGCGCAAGAGATTGCAGGCTGGCGAGCGGATCAAAAAGAGAACCTGAGCAATCAGATGGAGTTGCAAAAACAGATTAACGATCTGAAGGCGCAGCAAGTGGCAGTACCGCAGGATACGCAACCAGACAACTCTGACGACCTGAGCATCGCCTACCTGAGTGGGTTGCACGAAGGTAAAAAGCGAGCCAGTGCGCTACGTAAATCGGGCGATGCTCACGAAATTTGGGCGGCAGCACAACTCACTCCCGGTGAGGGTATTGCAGACGGTGTTGCTCGTGTTGCGGCTTTGCTTGATGCGCCACGGGTTCCGATGAGCAAGCAATGGGAAAACACAGAGGCCATTAGACAGTATGGAGAAGGAGAAGAGCCGTGAAGCAACTTTTACGCGAAGCACTAAACTTTCTTGAAAACGCAGACCTTGACAGTTCGTTTAACCCGCCAACCGCTAAGTGGGGGCATGATCTTGAATCTTCGCTACGTGCTGCAATTAATGTCGCCCAACCGCTTCCGATGAGTCGTGACGCTTTTGATGCAGCCTGGGAGCAAATTGATTGGGACGTGTGGCGTATGCAGCCGGTCCACGAGCTGCTTTGGCACATCCAGACGGTTGCAGCAACCCAGCAGTCAGCCGCGCAATACCCACTGCCCGACTCACTTTACCCTGGCTCAAAAGACTGGGTGCAAGGTGACTACGCAGAGCGTGTTGAATGGCTGCACTCGATGTACGAAAACCAAAAAGCACAGACTGAGATGTACGTTCAGATGTCACAGCCAGTCGCCGAGTTGACGGATGATGAAATTGTAAAAATTGCAATTGTGAGTCGATGTGCAGAACCTGGTCGTGATGGGTACATTTTGCCTTTGGCATTTGCCAGAGCAATTCTTGCAGCTCAGAAAGCCAAAAAATGAAAGAAAAAAACCCAGCAACGCTAGAACACATCGCACTAATCGACGAGATCATGGCCAAAGGTGGAAAGTACGCCGACGCCGTGAAAGCCACTGGATTAGATCGATGGGTTGTTTACCGGGCTCATAACCGGAAAGCAAGCTATGCAAACATACCAAAGGACCATGAAGGAGAACGCTTGCCAGGCGGCACCTACGGAACCAGGCGCACGGTGCCATTGGAGCTAGTGCCAATGGTTGATAAGCTAATCAATGAAGGACACACATGGCGTGCAATCGCTGAGATTTTTGGCTGCGAACGACAGACAATAGGCCGAGCACATAAACGAAAAGGAACCTATAAAAATGTACCAAAATAAATAAAACAACCTACTTTTTGCGCTACACTATCAACACACCGAAGCCGGAATAAGCCGAAATCGGTTAATCAACAAAAAGGACTGTCATCATGGCTTTTAATCTTGGTTCAATCCAAAAGGGCAAGAACCTTCGCCCGCCTCGCATCTTTCTCTACAGCACGCATGGAATCGGTAAAAGCACATTTGCAAGCCAAGCACCTAACCCAATTTTCATTTGCGCTGAAGATGGACTAGACGCCTTGGACGTGGCACATTTTCCAATCGCTACATCAAGCAACGATGTCATGGAAATGTTGCAAACGCTTTACACTGACGAACACGAATATGAGACAGTCGTGCTAGACACCGCAGACTGGCTTGAAAATGTTTTGATTCAAGAGATCGAAGCAACACACGACGCAAAAGAACTAGCCTATGGCCGTAGTTCTATGTTTCTTGCTGATAAATGGCGCGAGATTCTAGACGGGTTTAACGCCCTGCGTAATGACAAAAACATGACGGTAATCTTGATTGGTCACTCAGAAATTAAACGCTTTGACAGCCCAGAGGTAGACAGCTACGACCGTTACCAGCCAAAGCTGCAAACACGGTCAAGCGCCTTAGTTCAGGAATGGGCCGATTGCGTACTGTTTGCCAACTATAAAACCGTAGTAAAGAAAGAAGACCTAGGATTCAACAAAGAACGAGGCCGGGCAATATCAAACGGCGAACGCTTGATTTTCACGCAAGAAAAGCCAGCTTATCTAGCAAAGAACCGTTACAGCTTGCCAGATAGCTGCAAGCTTGAATGGTCATCGTTTAGTGATGCAATGGCTAAGGCGGTAACGGCATGAGTGAACCAATTGCGTATCTTGATTGGTCTGTTGATGTTGAATGTCCAAAATGCAAAGAGTGTTTTGACATATCGTATGACGATGATGACAGAGTTGTTGCAAGTGCAATTTTTAACAACAACTGGGATGCACTAAAAGACCATGAAGTTATTTGCGAACACTGCAAACATGAATTCAAAATTGAAGGAGTGGAGTATTAAATGACCAAACCCCAACTAATCGAGCTAATCAAGCTACTAAGCGCACTTGAGTCATGGAGCTTTGCGACTAAGCACTTTATGCCTGATTACTTGCTTGAAAAGCTTGATTCACAAATTGAAATTGTAACCAATGAGGTGTTGAAATGAATGAAATTGAAACAGGCGGTCCGGCGTTTCCATGTGAAATTTTAGGAGTGGATGAACATGGAGAATATAGAAAGCCGTGGCAAGGAATGAACCTGCGAGACTACTTCGCAACACACACACTTGTTGGAGCTTTAACTCAGCAAGGTTTTGCTGATGGCTTCACATTCCAAGAAAAGGCTGAATGGGTTTACAAGATGGCCGACGCCATGCTAGAGGCTAGAAAATGACGACAAAACAAGAAGACCTATGCAACGAGTGGATGAGTTGCAAAGGAATTGAAACCAAAGCCCAAGAGCGCCGTCGCGAAATAGAAGACAAACTAGCCGAGCTTCTAAAAATCGACGCTGCGAAAGATGGAACAAAAACAGAATCAATCAATGATTTTGAGTGTAAAGTCACTACCCGTTTAACTCGCAAGATCGACGCTGATATGGCGCAGGAAATTGCAGCAGAATACGGCTTGCAAGACCAGCTGGGTATCGTGTTTCGCTGGAAACCTGACCTTAACTTGACGGCTTGGAAAGCAACCGACGAAGACATTAAGAGCGTACTTATCAAAGCAATCACCACCACGGCTTCACGGCCATCATTCTCTATCTCACTGAAAACAAAGGACTAACACATGGCACGCCTCGACGAAACATTTAACACAAACGACCTCCCAGAAGATACAGGTGGCGGTGACTTTACACCACTGCCAGCCGGTGACTATAACGTGACCATTGAAGACGCTGAAATCAAGCAAACGAAGTCAGGCACAGGCCAGTACATCAATTTGAAGTTGCATGTTGACGGCCCAACGCACGCCGGTCGCTTGCTGTTTGGAGTCTTGAACATCAAGAACGACAGTTCACAAGCCGAACAGATTGGACGTGGCCAGCTTGGTTCAATCCTGCGCGCTTTAAAGATTGAGTCACTGGAGGATACTGACCAACTTATTTCAGGCCCATTGGTCGTGAAAGTGGTTGTAAAACCAGCGTCAGGCCAGTACAAAGAAGGCAACGAGATCAAGGCGTACAAAGCGGCAGGTGACGTACAGGCACCAGCAGCGCGGCCAGCACCAACTAAACCAGCGCCAGCCTCCGCACCCGCTAAAGCTTCCCCGCCTTGGGCAAAGCGCTAGTATTTGAGCTACAATTAAACCCCGGTAGCGCGGGGTTTTTTCAACAACAAAAGGACGAAAATGAATTATGAAGATTTCATAAGGAATAAGACTCACAGCACTAACAGCTATGGTTTTGAGCCAGTTTGGATGCCTGAGTCAGCGTTTGATTTTCAGGAGCATATCATCACCAAGGCGCTGCGAAAAGGCCGCATTGGTGTGTTTGCAGATACAGGACTTGGTAAAACATTGATTCAGGTTTCAATCGCTGAAAACATCATTCGCAAGACTAATAAGCGCGTTTTGATTCTCACTCCTTTGGCGGTTGCTTTCCAGTTCATCAATGAAGCTAATCGCATAGGCATTTACGACATTGAGCACAGCAAAGACGGAACGTTTACAAAGAAGATCGTAGTATGCAATTATGAGCGGTTGCACCTTCTTAACCCTGATGAATTTGAATGCGTCATGCTGGACGAGTCCAGCATCCTAAAAAACTTTTCAGGTAAAACCCGTGACTCCATCGTGGCATTTATCAAGCGCGTACCGTATCGGTTTTTGGCAACAGCCACACCAAGCCCGAATGACTTTATTGAGCTAGGAAATAGCTCAGAGGCTTTGGGTTACATGGGTTACATGGATATGCTTGGACGCTTTTTTAAGAGCACTCAAAACGATCAAGACAGCAATAATAGAAACATTGGAAACAAGTTTAGATTATTGGCTCACGCTGAAAAAGACTTTTTCGCATGGGTGAATCAGTGGTCAGTCATGGTAAAGCGTCCGTCCGATCTTGGATTTAATGACGACCGTTATCAGTTGCCATCACTACATTCAAACCGCCATATCGTGCGAAATGATGCACAGTGGACAATTGAAAATCAGCAGTCACTTTTTGTAATGCCAGCTCGCACAATGACAGAAGTTAGACAAGAGCAAAAACTCACTGTAAAAAACCGTTGTGAACGCGCTGTCCAACTTGCTGAAGGAAAAACCTCTGTTTATTGGTGCAACCTGAATGATGAAAGCTCGCTACTTTCAGAGTTAGACCGTGACGCAGTAGAGATTATTGGCGGTATGTCAATAGACAAAAAAGAGGACATTCTTCAATCATTTGCAAATGGTGACATTAGGAGATTGATTACAAAAGCACGCATGACCTCTATGGGCCTGAACTGGCAACATTGCAATCACACCGTGTTTTTCCCTACATGGAGTTACGAGCAATACTACCAAGCAATTCGACGGTTTTGGCGCTTTGGCCAGAAGTCAGAAGTAACATGCGATATGGTTATCAGCGAAGGCCAAGAGCGCGTTCTAGAGGCTTTGGAGCAAAAGACACAAAAGGCAATTGAGCTTTATGGGAACTTGGTTCAAGCCGCAAACCGTGATTTTAGTTTCACAAAAAAAGAATTTAACAAAACTGTTCAACTACCTGAGTTTATCAAATGAATACAAAAGACCAAATAATCACGCCAGAATATGCCATCTATAACAGTGACTGCATGGCTGTATTGCCAACAATTCCGGATAACTCTGTTGACCTATCAATTTATTCCCCGCCATTTTGTGGGCTATACGCTTACACAAGTAGCCCCAATGACTTTTCAAACTGCGATACGCGTGAACAATTCTTAGATCAATATGATTTTTTAGTCGCTGAAATGGCTCGGGTAACAAAGCCGGGACGTATTAACGCCGTGCATTGCACTGATATTTTTGACCATGCATCAAGACTTTGGGACTTCCCTCACGAGATCATTAACATTCACAAAAAACACGGATTTACATACCGTAACCGCATAACAATTTGGAAAGAACCATTGAAGGTAAGAACCCGTACGATGGTTCAATCATTGATGCACAAATTCATTATTGAGGACTCAACTCGGTGTTTCACGGCAATGCCTGACTACGTTTTAGTTTTCAGCAAAAATGGTGAAAATGAAGTGCCAGTTACGCACCAAGAAGGATTTAAGCGGTACTCAGGATTAACTCCAATCCTTCCTGATATGCTTCGCATTTTCAACAACACAAACGAAACAAGTTTTAACATTGAACAACTTTGGGATTTTTTAAACAACAACTACGCTGACCACAAAGACCCGCGAACAAATAAATTAAGCCACTACATTTGGCAACGATATGCATCCAGCGTATGGGATGACATTCGCGTTGACAATGTTTTACCGTTTCGCGATAGCAAAGAAGAGGACGACGAGCGCCATGTTCACCCCCTACAACTGGATGTTATTGATCGACTTGTTGACCTATACAGCAACAAAGGTGAAGTATGCTTCACCCCATTCATGGGAGTTGGTAGCGAAGTATTCAGCCCCGTCTCAATGGGCCGAAAAGCCATTGGAATCGAGCTAAAAGACAGCTACTTCAAACAGGCAAAGATCAATTTGTCACTGGCATCAAAACGGTTTGAAAGTGAAAATACATTCAAACAAAATGCACTTTTTGAGACTGAACCCGATCTAATGGATTAAACTTAAATCCCGCCTAACCGGCGGGTTTTCAACTCAACAATCAGGAAAGAAAATGGCAGCAACAAAATATTCCAAGCACGTAGGAAAGCAACTTAGACGCCCCGGAACAATGGACCGTCACGACTACCTGCAAAGCGCCGTAGCTAACGCTAAACGAGGTCAAGAGCTGCCGCATACAAAGCTGTTAGACATTGATGTAGTGACAATCCGAAGCGCGAAACGCCAGCGCGAAGCACTGCTAAAGCACATACGAGAAAACCTAGGTAATGCTGCACTGGCTAAGCAATTTGGAGTACATCAGCGAACCATTGAGAAAGTGCTTAGTTATGAAACACATGGGGAAGTGGCATGAACGACATTCAAACACTAATCGATCTTCACCATGAAGAAGTCCGCGAAGGCCCGCGTGGCCACATGGGATGCTCACAACTTGGCCATGCGTGCGATCGTTGGTTGTGGCTATCGTTTCGCTTCGCCGTAATTGAAAAGTTCCCTGGTCGAATCCTTCGCTTGTTTCGCCGTGGACAGCTAGAGGAACGCACAGTCGTCGCTGACTTGCAAGCCATTGGTATGAAGATTACCAACACTGGCGCGAATCAGTCGCGGGTTGACTTTGGATGCCATATCAGCGGCTCAACCGATGGCATCATTGAATCAGGAGCGCCAGGAAACACCAAGGCAAAGCACATCCTAGAGATCAAAACAGCGTCATCCAAGTCCTACAAAGACATGGTGGCGAAAGGACTAGAGAAGTCCAAGCCTGTCTATTGGGTACAGGTGAAATTGTATTTAATGGGCAAAGACGTAGATCACGGCCTTTTTGTTATGGTGAATAAAGACAATGACGAGGTATATAACGAGATCGTCAAGCGTGATGACGAAGTGGCAAAGAAGTTTTTAGAACGCGGGAAACGCATCGTAAAGTCTGACCGTGCGCCAGCGGGTATAAGCACGGATGAGTCGTGGTTTGAGTGCCGTTATTGTGCCGCTCACGATCAATGTTTTGGTTCAAAGCTAACAAAAGAAGTCAACTGCCGTACATGCGCTTGCAGCACGGCAATGGAAGACGGTACGTGGCATTGCGCCCACTGGGATATGACAATCCCTGATCTAGACGCACAATTGGCAGGATGTGACAATCACATAATTCACCCCGATCTTACGCCCGCATGGCCGTTTGAACGCGCTGAAACAGGAGTTATCTGGATGACTAAAGCTGGGCCAATACATAACGCACCAGATGGTTATTTAAGCCGTGAGATTGTGGCTAACTGGCAGGCTTGCGCTAGTGGAGTGCGAGATAAGTTTGATGAGTTTGATGCGCGGGTGGTGGGATGAATTATGGTAAAATACAGTTTTACATGAGAATGATATGACTGAAATTAACCTAATAGATGCAAATTTTGCAAAGTTGCCAGCAACCGGGAAGCGAGCAAGAGAACTTGGTGAAATTTATTATTTTACAAATCAAAAATGCACAAAAGGACATTTGGCTCCAAGGTATTCTAGTTCCGGTAATTGTGTTCAATGCATAGCAGACAAACGCGGTCAGATTGAAATAACAAAATTAAAACGATTTAGCGAGGCAAATTTAGACAATCAAAGACTTGCAATTGAAGCTGTTGAATCCGGATTTACAGTTTATAAACCAATATTACCCTGTGTTAATGGTCACTTCAAAAGATTCGTTACAAACCATAATTGCGCTGAGTGCAATAGAGATGTTGCAATAAAAAGAAAAGAAGTTTTGAAGTGGACAAGGATCAAAAAAATATATGGAATTTCAAAAACAGATTTTTTTGAAATGCTTGATTCTCAAAATAGTATGTGTTCAATTTGCAAAACAGAATTAACAAATTCAAATACTCACATAGATCATTGTCATTCAAGCGGGTCGGTAAGGTCATTGTTATGCGGAAGATGCAACCAAGGTCTTGGATTATTCAGTGAGAGTGAGCAAATATTATTTAAAGCAATTGAATATCTTCAAAGGTTTAAATCATGTTAAGGGAGTACCAGCAAAGGTCAATTGACCAATTGTATGAATGGTTTTCAAATGGAAACCAAGGAAACCCATGTCTTGTTTTGCCTACAGGGTCAGGCAAAAGCCATATCATCGCAGCACTTGTAAAAGGAGCTATTCAATCTTGGCCAGGAACTAGGGTTTTGATGTTGACGAGCGCCAAAGAATTAATCAGCCAGAACGCTGAAAAGATGCGCCAGCATTGGCCTAATGCGCCAATGGGAATCTACTCAGCAAGCCTTCGCAGGTATTGCCTTACTGAACCTATCGTTTTTGCTGGAATTCAAAGCGTGGCAAAACGTGGAAACCAGATGGGCCATATTGACCTGTGCATCGTTGACGAATGCCATTCAATCAGCCCAACTGGTGAGGGTGCATACCGCGAGCTAATCAACGATCTAATGGCCATCAATCCAGATATGCGAGTCATTGGCTTAACGGCCAGCCCATACCGTCTAGGCCACGGAATGATCCATGAAGGCGACCATGTTCTATTCAGTGATTTGATCGAACCAGTTTCAATCGAGGAGCTAATCACAAGTGGGTATTTATCGCCACTGCGAAGCAAGCACACCAGCCTAATGCTAAGCACGCAAGGCGTGACAAAATCAGCCGGTGAGTTTGTCGGTAAGTCGCTTGAGTTAGCCGTTAACACGTTTGACAACAACGCTAAAGCCGTACATGAAACAATCGAACGCGCTAGAGATCGTAAAAGCTGGATTGTGTTTTGTGCTGGCGTACAGCATAGCCTAGATGTGCGAGACATGCTACGCGATAACGGCATAAGCGCCGAAGCCGTAACAGGACAAACGCCATCGGCAGAACGCGACAGAATCCTAAACGATTTTAAATCTGGACGCATCCAAGCCGTTACTAATTGCGCCGTGCTGACGACTGGTTTTGATGCTCCTGGAATTGATTGTGTTGTGTTTCTACGTCCCACCCTATCCCCTGGACTCTATTACCAGATGGCGGGTCGAGGATTGCGAGTGGCTGACTGTAAAACAGACTGCATGGTTTTAGACTTCGCCGGTAACGTAGCCACCCACGGCCCAATAACCCAGATAACACCCCCTGGACGCAAGCGCAAAGGCGACGGCACAGCCCCCACGAAAACCTGCCCCAACTGTGACGAAATATGTGCAGCTAACGCCCGTCAATGCCAGTGCGGCCATGAATTCCCGGAGCCTGAAAAGCTGGAGAAAACCGTTTACTTACGCGGTGATGACATCATGGGCCTAGAACCAACTGAAATGCCCGTGACAGAATGGCACTGGAAAAAGCACACCAGCCGCACCAGTGGCTTAGAGATGATGATGGTGAAATATTACAGCGGCTTAAATGGTCCGATAATCTCTGAGTATTTCCCGACGCAGCATGAAAACTACGCAGGCGTAAAAGCCCGTAACATGGTATATACACTGGCAAAAAAAGCTGGTGTAACTGCATTTGATGAATGCGACATTGATACAACCGTGCAACAACTTAACCAAGGAACACCACCTAGCATGATTTCATACCGCAAAGAAGGTAAGTTTTTTCGCGTGATTGATCGTGTTTGGAATACAGCAGAATGACTTTATATATCGGCGTTGACCCCGGCCTAGTAAGTGGTGCATGGGCCGCTATCGACCACAACGGCGCATTCGTAAGTTGTGGCGACATTGCCAACAATGGCGAACGCATATTGCCACGAATGCTAAAAATAGCACTACAAGAGGTAATTAGAAACCACGGAAACGACGCTGAATTTGTGATTGAAAGCGTATTCGTTAGGCCAAAACAGGGAATGTCCAGCACTGGAAAGTTCATGCGAGCGTGTGGAGCTATCGAGACTGTAGTTGACTTGCTACTGTACCCGTATGAGCTTGTCACCCCTCAAAAGTGGAAAAAGCACCACGGGCTAATCGGCACAGAAAAGAAAGCAAGCCTCGCACTGGCACGCACCAAGTGGCCTACGGCACCACTTAAGCTAGTCAAGCACCACGGACGGGCTGACGCTCTATTGATGGCTGAATGGCTATGGCATGAAAATAATTAGAGATTGTGGCGCAAAGTGTTTAAAGTGAGCTACAATAAACATATCAACAAAACGGAGTTAAAAATGACAACAGAATTCAAAACAATCATCAACTGCCTTAATGTTCCATCATTCGCAGCCGTAAAAGCATGGGCTGAAAATGCAGCAAAGCCACTTCAAATCATCATCACTTCTTACGAAGAAACAGCATTTGATGCAGACATTCGAGCAATGCGCTTGTTTTCAAAGCTCGGCGCACTTGGCTGCATTGCAAACCACAAAACGCAAGAAGCTTAATAAATATAACCCGAATAAATTGCGGGTATTTTTTCAACACTAAAAGGTAAAAAATGATCTCAATCAACAACTTCTGCAACAGCGAGCCGGTAGAGATTCACACTCACAATGATGGATGTGGAAAACTGGTTAGCATCATTCAATACGGTAAAGCCATGCGCTTTCAACACTCAATGACACCAGCACAAGCCCGCGAGATGGCAGCGGCTTTGATTATTTCGGCTCACAAATTGGAGAATGAAGAATGAACTACACTTTTATTTTTGACGGTGGCGAGTTGGATTGTGAACTTGAATACGAACCAGCGGAACGCGGTAGCCGTGAGCGTGGTACTGGTTTGCAAATGGAGCCTGACGAACCCGAGAATGCAATTCTGATTACAGCAAGGCTCAATGGCATTGACATCGCTGAATTGCTATCTGATGACATCATTGGATTGATTGAGGCTAAGGCGTTGAAGCAATGAAACGCGACGACATCATCCGCATGGCGAGGGAGGCTGGATTCACGATGGACTACCCTGCAACCGAACGATGGATAGAAATGCAAACGCACTTCGCTGACCTCGTGTCCGCTGCCGAGCGCGAAGCGTGCGCAAAAGTAGCGGAAGACGAGCGAATTATTGATCCATGTAAAGGCGATGAAGAATCTCATAATTCGGCAATAATTAATTGCGCATCAGCAATCAGATCAGAGTTTTATTATGAAAACAATCCGTAAATCAATCGGCATCACCATATTTTTTATGGCTTTGCCGTTTATCTTTGTGGCCATGACTATGGCTGAACTGGCGAAAGCTATTGGAGGGGAGAATGACTGATTTAGAAATATCGCGTGCGCTGGCGTTGGCTATTGGGTGGAAGATGGTGAATGTTCTTCCTGACAAATCAACTCCACATCTGATGCAATGCTGGTTATGGATTGGTCACGCTTGGCGCGTATTCGACTACCGCGACCCCGCCGTTATCTGGCCGATTGCAGAACGGTATGATTGCTTTCCAGATAAGATTACAGGAGGCTTAAACGAAGGAAAATGGATTTCATTTGGACAAAAAAACTTCGCTACCGCCGAAACACCATCTAAGGCTTCTGCACTAGCAGTAATTGGAAACAACAAATGACAAAACAAATATACGAAGAAAAACTCAAAAAGTACGTTGAACTTAAAGACTTTTTAAGCAAAAAACGATGTTTTGACTGCGACAACTTGGACAAGATTAACGGGAACGTTTGCAAGTTTAACGGCGGTGTGCCTGATGACTATTTGTACTCAATCAATGAATGCGAAGACTTTCATTATCTGATCCCGTTTTAATGTGCTACAATAAACCATCACAACAAGGAAACAAAATGACTACTAGCAAATTTCACCGCACGATGAACGAAGCCTTTCCATTTGGACCATCCTACGGATGCGCCATTGAAAAACCAAGCAAGACAGAAAAAGCACTGGACTATGCGGTCGCCATTAGCTTTGGCATCTTGCTCGCATTTGGAATGGTGGCGTACTTTTCATGAGTAACTACATCGACATTAAAAATACGGGGTTGATTGTTTTAAAAGAAACAAAAGATCAACTGTGGCTTAAAAACCAAATTGAACGAATCAATCCTCACGCGGACGAAATGGGTAGTGATGGCGAATATGTTGATGCTTTGACTACTTTAATTTTTGAACTAAAAGAAACCAATGACACAAAAAGCACATAACAAATACCCGACCCTTCGCGTCCGAGTCAGCCAAGCTATGTACGAAAAAGCATACCGAACCGGCTGGCCTGAGTCTGTCAAAGAGTTTATCAACAACACAAAGGAAACAAAAAATGACAACCAAAAAGAAACCACAAAAGACGCCAGCGCCACAGCTTAACAAGATGTCAGGTCATTATGATGGCGCAGAACTTCGCCCGTTTAATGGCCGTAACAACGCAATGGATGCGTTTGATTGTCCTAGTCTAGTCGGTTTGCAGCGCGTCAAGCACAAGCCAATGACGGGCATGACAAGCAATGCACGAACACCTTTTTATACGACATAGCCATGCGTAAAAAATGCAAACGTAAGCACTGGAACTTGCTTAATCCAATCACTCACGCAATCGAAGGCGCGTGCATTGCGAGTGACGAAATCATCAAAGAACTGCGAGAGGCTGAAAAGATGATGATTGAATCCATCGTTAACAGCACAAGCCAAAGCCTGAATGGTTACAAGGGGCTTTGTGAGATGCTTGGAGTGGCTGAAACGATGGCGCGCAACAACATTGGCCCCGAAGTATTGCCAGCTTGCGCAGTGGCTCAAAAGGCTTTAATCAGCCTAAAGACAAGGTTTGAAAAGTGGCACAAATGGGACATCACGCCGACTGAGTTACACGCCTTAACCGAGTTGTCAGAGTGGCATGACTTGCAGCGGTGCAGCATATCCCGTGGCGAGTATTCAAACTTTCTAAAGCAAGCAACAAACAGAATGCGTAGTAGAGCGCCTGAAGTTGTTGAAATATGAAATGCTTCAAATGTGGGCGTGCTTTGAGGTCCGGCACAAAGCATTTTTACTTAGATGGAAAGCCAATCGGGCCGACATGCTACGAAGCACTAGGACAAAAGCCACAACATAAAGTCACCAACAAAGTGATTATTAACGATCAACCGGATTTATTTAAGGATACCAAATGAAAGTAACATTACGCTGGGCAACGCCAGACATTGATAAGGAAATCGCTTACGAGGCTCGCATTAGCAGCGATAACCGAGATAACCCGAGCATTGCAGGGCTGCTTAACTACTGTATGCGTGAGGGCCATGTAAGCCCGTTTGACATGGCAAATGTATGCCTTGAGATTGACACGACGCGAGACATTGGACGCCAGATTTTGCGACATTCGTCAATAAAGTTTCAAGAGTTTAGCCAACGCTACCAGGATGTAAACATCCTTCCTGACGCTCCGTTTCGGGAGTGCCGCTTGCAAGACGTTAAAAACCGTCAGAACTCGATTGAGTGTGATGACAATAGAATCAAAATGTGGTGGCAATTAGCGCAAGAACGAGCTGTTCGCAGAGTATCAGACGACTATGAGACCGCTTTATCAATGGGCATTGCCAAAGAACAAGCCCGCGCCCTGTTACCAGAAGGTTTGACACCAAGCCGCATGGATTGCAATGGCACAATGCGAAGCTGGATTTTTTACCTTAAACAGCGTTTGCACGAATCAACCCAAAAAGAACACCGCCTGATTGCTCAGGAAGTCCTAGCTATTTTGCGAACTGTTGCACCCATCACGATGATGGCGTTTTTCCCGGAGGATGTATGAAATTACCACCATTACCTCCCGTGCTATGTCACACGAAAGACTACGACGAGCAATACACATCAGACCAAATGCACGAATACGGCCAAGCATGCCGCGATGCCGTACTAGCCGAAATCAAGGCTAAGATTGAAGATATGAAAACAGCTAATAACCATTAACTAGGAGTGAATATGGATTTTGAAGAAGTACAAGAAATGATTGGAAATTTAGATGACAAGCATCTAATTGAAGGATTTGAAAAGGCACGAGACGATTGCGAATCAGCATCAATCAATGATCCAAATTCAGACTGGCATGAAGCTTGTTTTGCAGCCGTTATGGTTTTTAGCCAAGAAATTCTTAAACGTCAATTATTTGCATCGACAGTGCATTAAAGGAAAACAAATGAGCTTTGAACAAACAGAAAAACAGGTTATAAAATGGGCAGAAGATCGTAAGATTTTGCCAAATTCAACCAGCCAAACCCAGCTACTTAAAACCATGTCTGAACTTGGTGAACTGGCAGACGCCATTATCAAAGGCGACCGCGCTGGAATCATTGATGGCCTTGGTGACGTGCTTGTGACGCTGATTATCGTTGCAGCCAAAGAAGACTTGAACTTAGTCGCCTGCCTTGAATGTGCTTATGATGAAATCAAGGACAGGACGGGGACGATGATGCCGAATGGCGTATTTGTGAAGGACTAAACAAGAAACCCGCACTAGGCGGGTTTTTTATTACTTGCTTGCAACGCCTTTGATCTTGTCAACCGACCTCATTCCAGCAAGGCCAAGCAAGCCCAAAAGAACCTGCGTTGTAAGCGTTGTATCCAGTACAGGAAACGCGCCAATGTACCCAAACACAACAACAGCCACAAAGCGCATCATAGGCTCTAGCATGGCCGCATAGATCATTGCAAAGCCGCACCCCCACAATATGAAAGGGCGAGCGCCAGACACGAAAACACTGCCTGATTTTGCATCCTCTGTGTTAACGCCAATCTGAGCTTTTGCCAACTCGGTGTCAGCCGCCAATTGTGCTAAATCGCCAGATTGTTGCATCTTGAGTAATTCAAGCTTTGCAATGTCACGCTGCGTTTCGTCTGGCCATAGACGATCAATGACTTTAGAACCAAGACCAAGCAAGATTGATACAGGGTCCATTTTCAAGCTCCATTAGTGTAATGTGGTGTACCGCCAGAAAATGAAGCCGTTAAAACTTGTTGTCGCATTCTCTGATCAAAACTTATGTGAACCCAATTTCCCTCTTGGATGAGTTGGTCAAATTTAATACCGCTTGATTCAATGGTTTTAACTATTTTCAATGGTGGCCCAAACTCAGGACAAACGAAATCCACTGATAGCATTCTTGGGTGAGCCTTTCCAGAAAAGTACATTGACCAAGACTTTTCACTTTTCAGATATCCATGTTTTGAACACCACGATGTGTAATCACGATCACATAAAACCCGCTCCAACTCTTCGCACCTGTACCCAGAATTTATGTGCATTGGATGATCTAAAAGTGATCGTACTTGCTCAAGTGATTTTGCAGTAGATAATGCATTACGCAACAATGCATCAGGCAAATTGTTGCCAATACCCATTCTCGTTGCTGTATCTGAGTCGGTGAACTCTTCAAGATTAAAGTGGGGGCTTAGCTTCATAGATTTTTTTCCATTCGTTTTCAATCCAATAAGCCATAACAATCCAGCACATCATTTGTCAGCCTTTTTATCTAGTTTTGCATCTATCTTGTCAAGTTTTACGAACAGCGCGGAAGCTAGTTTATCCATGTCGTCACGTTTAACGTATTGACCAGCCACCAGTACTTCTATGTGCTGCACCTTTTCTACTAGTTCAGCATCTGATTCATGTAGACTTTTTATGCTGTCTCGCAACGAGTTAAGTACCCAACCGCCCAAAAATGCGATAAGAGAAAGTGCGATATTGAATGCGGTTTGAGTATCCATTTTTACAAATATTTATATTAGTTTTCTAGAATCATTGTTTAACCAGTAAGACAAACAAAGCAGCCAGCGCGCCTCCTGATGCCGTTGCGATGGCATCCCAGAAATCACAAGTGTGATGATCTGGATGACGCAAGTCATAAACCTCTTTGGCTAACGCTGCGCCAAGGCATATAAGCAATCCCCACCAAAGCGGGCGACTGGCGATCACTGGCAGCATGACTAGGACAGCCCCACTTAGGGCGTGGGCTTGTTTGTCTAGTGGTATTTTTAAATTCATTTATCAGCAATCGCCTGCGTCGTCACGATCCGCAACAGCGTAATCATGATCGACACTCCAACACCTACCCACATTTGCATGATGGGAGTGAGTGGCAGCAGGCCGACGTAGCCTTGCAGTACGGACAGCACGGCCAGCAGCAGTGCGAAAAGCACGGTGCGTGATTTTAGGAGTTGGATGGTGGTGGTCATAATTATGCACACTGGTAGCAACCAGAGATCACTATGAAGTTTGAACTTGCTCCCAATGCCAAAGCACCAACCGGGAGATTATTCGGAGCGCCGTTGGATGTTGGTGCATACAACAATTCAGCACTGCTGCTACTGGCTCCACCTAATGCGGTGGTTGGGAAATTAGTAGTGAACCCAGAAGAAAATCCAATCTGTAGCGTGAAATATCCGTCTAGTTTTCCAGATGAGTTGGCAACTGAGGGGAATGGTAATCCACCAATACTGACAACACCAGATGCAGTGCCGAGGGTGATTGCTGTGGTTCGCAGCACCGCTTGTATAAACACCATTTTGCCGATGCGGGTGTACTTTCCACCTGTCACTGTGTCATAGGTAATTGATCCGAATGCTCCAGCGGATGGAATGTATGTCGGAGTCCATGCAGTCGTTGGAATGTCGATTGCCGTAAAGAAGTTTGACGACCCACCCAATGCAACAAGGTCACCTAATGGCTGGACATCAACCAACGGCTGATTTGCAAGGGTGTTCGCAACTAACTTCACAGAAGAGATATTCGCAAGCCCCGTTATTGCGGCAGCGTTATTCGGGTTTGACAGATTGCAGTTCGCGACGTATGGGTTCACCGCTGTTTGTGCTCCACCACCAGCGAAGTCGATACAGCCAAACCCAGAAGGAGCCACGATAAATGCGTTCGCGATACTCGGACTCACTGCTGCTTGGAACGCAGCCCCACCGTTGTACCGAGTGTTACGGAATACAATCGGTGAACCTGTAGCATCTTCAAACTCGCCACCATCAATCTTCAAACAGTATGTTTCTGCAACCTTGATCTGGTTGATGAATCCGTAATAATTGTTGTCGATGAACGAGTGAGAGGCTCCGCCATCATCAACAATACCGAAAGAAGAAACACCTGGTAGTGCGCCAAACTGGCAATCCCTAATTGTGATCCGATTTGTGTAGTTTCTTGCGCCACCTGAATAGTCTGTTCCATTAACCAGCCACACACACCCAACAGCGGGGAGGTTGAGGTCGCACCGTTCTATTTGCGCTAGTTCGGTTTGGTCAAAAATTACGCAAAAACCAAAACCTTTATTACCTACCACTCCCCCGATGTAACAATCCAACAAAGTCACGAAGGTTCCGCCAACATCAACAAAGCCTGCGCCTGTATTTGCGACATTAGTGTTGGTAATTCCAAGGTCTTGCAAACTAATCCATACCGAAGTAGATGAATTGATCGGCCAAGTAGAAACGATACCGTTGCCCGAGTGTGTAAAGCTCAAGATTGACGTTTGCTGACCTTCTCCAGCCAACAGTGTCTTTTTGTAGATATTAAGCTGGGCGTTTAGTTGGTAAGTTCCTCTCGGTACAAATACTTCTGCGCCGCCGACGCTGTTTGCATAATCCAAAGCAGCTTGGATAGCGATGACATTTGCTGCTGCCGATGCACTCGGAGATGCCCCAAAGTCTTTAACACTCACACTCTCGCGCAGCTTGCTCTGCACATCCGTCGCCACAGCCCCAACACCAGCAGGTATATAACTAACATCAGAAGCATCAAGCCCCGTCAATACATCAGCTTTAATAATAGCCGTTGAAACACTTTTTTCACCAAGCCCCTGACGAACCAAAAACAAGTCAGCATCATCAAGCGCAACAGCCGGTGTTAAATCAGCCAAAGAAACCTTTGTTGCTGCCAGCTTGCTAATAATTGCAGGTTCACTAGCTGCGAGTGAAAGAATGGCTGCATTCTGTGCAATTAATGCCCGTGTTTGCGCCTCTTCGGTGGTCGATAATGACATTTACAGTTCTCCAACTTGACGGGAATACCCGACTATTTTCACATTAGTTCCGCCGATAACCGGCTGATTTCCATTAATTGTACCCGTTCCGAGTGTCAATGTCGCACTTGAAATAACCTTCAAACTTGGAATAACTCCAGCTTCTTTATATCCAATGGCAACCAGATATTTATTCGGGTCTGCAATATCAAAAGCCTCTAAGCGAATCAACGCGTTTTCAGTGGTGAAAAGATTAACCCCATTTGTATCTGTAACCACATCACGATTAATGTGTTTGAATAAACGGTTAACCAGCCAATTAAGCCACTGAGCAGGCAATGGCTGACCACGGCTAGTCGCTGTAGCCGGTACAAAACCAGCCAACATAACGGATTCAGGAGGCTGATTCAGGTTTTGCTGACCGTCTGAATAAGTAGTGAAAGTATTTGCAAATGTTGTCATTGGAAAACGCCAGTTAAGTGATAACCAGACTCAATTTTAGTCTGATACTCTGAATCATGAACCACAAGGATTGAGCCGTTAACATCAATAAATTGCACTCCAGTCGTTAAATCAGCCGGTGCAATACCGCCAAAAGTAGGGCCAGTGAACGCGCCTAAGATTGATGTAACTTGAATATCTGAGCCGTTTGCAGTAAGGTAATCTGCGCCATTATTTATAAATAAGTCACCAGTATCTGAATACTTCATAAACCTGAATGGCAATTCAGCATATGAAACCATTACAGGAACGTCTGAAATAGCAGCCGGTGCCAAGTCTTGAATCTGCGCTTGAATGTCAATCGGAACGTAAGGGCCGTCTGCAAACAAAATGGCAGTGGCCGGGTACATCTCGATGTATTGCTTGTCGTCAGAGTCAATTAGGTATTGCAAGCCATCAATCAACGCATCCGGCGTACCCTCTGAAATGTTGACGAAAACGCGAAAGCGAATTGCTTTACGATAAGCGTCATCATCACGTCCAGCGCGAAGCTCACCAACGATGTAACCGCAGCCGTCCAATTGCTTACCAATGGCGATGTCAATCCAACGCTCTGTTTTAAATTCGTCAGTCGTGGTTTTAACAGCATCCAAAGGCCCGACGATAGCCTCCAGCAAGGCTAACACCTTTGGCGATGCCTGAAACTGGCTAGTAGCCCGTTCTAGGGCTTCGCTTACCAGACTCATACACCAACCACCGATATGCGCTCGACTGCAAACGCTGCGATTCCCGCTCGCCCAATGGCAATGTTGTTGGTAGAGTAACTTGGTGTACCGCCTTCGGTGGCTGTAATTGCGGCTTCTACAGTGATCTGACCTAGACCCATTGTGTAGTCATAAATTGGGCCATAGAAGCGCTGAGTAATGATATCTTCACCGACATTCATTGCCCCACCATAACCCATTACAGCATCAACAATAGCAGTCTGAACTGTACTAGGTAAAGTCTCTTCGGTGTACAAAGCATCCACTGATACACGAACCCAAGCGTATTGCGTTGCGGGACGTGAAAACTTGATCGTTTGACCGTCGCCATTGTCGTCAATAACTTGGCCCGACGTACTGCCATAAGTCTCAATTCCAGCCGGTTTAAGCTCCCACAACTTATCGAGAATGTCCTGCGTAGCACCGCCGACGACAACCATCTCGAAGCTATGCGCTGGCATGGAATCTACTACTTCATTCGTGCGATTTTCATAAACGAAAGCCGCTGTAATTTCAGGAATATCTGAAATCAATCTGGCGCGAATGGCTTTTACCGTGGCGCTGCCGGTGGCCCGGATACTAGTCGAATGACGGTCACGCAAATCAGCGTCTGACTCGGTATCGCGGCCAGTCACGCCAGCCACCAGATTAGACGCTTCTGACCAGCCAAGAATAGGGCTATCAATGATATTCAAAGCGCCAACCGGCAAGACGTTAGCGCCCAACTCGGTTGCGATAAAAACAGCCGGTGAACCCAGCTTTGTAATCGTCAAGTTGGAGTCAAGCGTCAATGGAAAGTCAGAGACTTTATCAAAGCTGTAAACGCGAACCTTTGAACCCGTGGCTACTGCCGTAAAGTTGGCAGGATTAAACGCCGCTGCAAGGCCCGTAGCAATCTCGCCAGCAGTGGCACTAGCATCGCTCGTATAAGCCGCTAAAACGCCGCCAGCGATGATCTGGTAAGACGTGGCATTAAGTACCGTAGTAACTTCAATTTCAACGTCTAAAGCATTGGCCCGACTGATAACCACGTCCGAAGTCGTGGCGTATTGCTTTGTGCCAGACCTCGTAAGCACGCCAGCCGGTAGCAATGTCGCCTCTGCGCCATAGACGCAAGCTGTAACCGTTGTGGCGCTAGAGCCTAAACGCTCCAAGCCAACAAACGCCACGGCACCATCCAAGCTAACGCCTTCAGCGCTGTACGGATACATTGCATCGTAAGTATCGGCTAGTGTCTCTTGAATGTCATCCAGAGCCGCAGCGAAGATGCCAATCATTTGACCAACAACAGCGTCAGGAGACGTGTTAACCGGCCCTAGAGCGTCCGTAAAACGCTGATCGAAATCCGCTTTAATGTCGGCTAATCGCGCGCGCTCAAATCCCGTTGTATTAAGTGGCATAAGTAATCAATCCGTAAGGTGTCTGAACATCAAACTCAACATTTAAAGCGCGAGCCGAGCGATTGAAATCAAAGGTAAACCGCGTGATGCTTTGCACGCCATCCACAGCCATAATCGACGCTTTCAGCGCGGCAACAGACCCAGCAAGGCTAATCTGCTTGCCTAGAATTTCAGCGGTGTATGGTGTGCCAAACTCAGTATCAAGAAACCATTCTCCAGTCCACAACTTTAGCTTAATGGCTAAGTGTTGGCGCACACGTTCAGCGCCATCCAACAAAACCAGATCATTGTTTACAAGATACAAGTCATGCGTCAATGGGTCGAGAGCTAGATCAATCATACCGGTGCCCCCGTGTTACTGGGGCCAGACTGCACGCCACTATGAATGTGAGTTGCAAGCACGATGCCATTAGATGACAAGTCGCCGCCTGTTTGCACAATTGAGCCACTGATCGAAGTCCCCGCTCCACCACCTGAGCCAGCCATTCCAGCCGCATACGTCAGTAAGCCTTGCGTCGTAAGCGCCCCGGTATTGGTTGTTTGTGGTGTATCGACGGTAACGCCACCAGGCGCGGTAATAGTAACGGCACCACCCGAGCTAATCCGAATAGAACCATGCCCGTAAAACACCGTTAAATCAGCATTGTTTCCACTATCCCCAGCGCCAGCCGTGCCAAGATCGCAAGGGATAACATAAGCGTCTGAAATGTCAAACCGGCGCATATCGTCAGTTCCGTCTACCGCTTGCTGTGCGAACACAATCAGGCACTTGTCGCCCGGCAGGATTGGCCCTTTAACACCAGCCATGCCGCCAGCGAAGCTGGGCCAGCACACGCGGACATTCTGCAAAATTGGGAATGGCAAAACGTCACCATCAGCATATCGCTTGCTAGGCGTAGGCTGCACACTGGCGCGGCCATTGGCGTAGCCAACGATCACGCCCGGCAGGGACGTGTTTATCTCACCCGTCTTCGAGTCAATCAGTTTGCGCAAAGCGTCAACGAAATCAATTTGTTCAGCCATTTACCATATTTTAAGACATTGCGCCATTAGGGTAAACCCCTAGATAAAAATGCGGTTTAGTTGGCGTAGAATTCAGCCGTTAGCATATTTATTTACATAAATTTTAAAGGAGTTATCATGAAAGCATCTGCATAAAAAATAATTACACCATTGATTATAAAAGACACCCCGGAAAGACGGGGACTATCAAGAAAGTGATCTACTTAGCGAAAGATGGAACGGTTACAAATATGTCTTTGGCATTGGATGTGTAGCAAGTTTACTAGTAGCAATGAGCAAGATCACTTTCTTGATGTTAGCAGCGAGGTTACATCATAGCGCCGTGAGCGAATTTACGGAGTACCGGGCTATCTGGGAAAATTGAATATCACAGTGCGTTAACGTAGAGCGCAGGATAGCAAAACTTACGTGACAGCCGGAGAGACGGCGCTATCAAGTAATCAGATTGGTGCATGTTTAGTCAACATGAAAAACAGCCAAATGACTCGGTATCTGTTGCCAGTCTGATTACTTAATGGTCAAGCGTTTATCGCAGGATTGGTGGAAACCGGTCGCCATCAACAATTTAACAGGCTTGCAGCGACGTAATTAGCCACGGAGCAGGGCAGAATTTAAGCACTATGGAAAATGCAGCTTTATGCAAGTGCAAGCCTGTTAATAGAGTTATCAAGTAAGCGGGTTAGATTCGTTAGCCGATTGAATTACACGGACTGTTTTATGCAGTTACGCAATGAAGCGCAGAATACCTAGGCTAACCCGCTTACTTGACAACTTTGCACGCATACGGTTTAGCACCGGTGCATCACAGTAAGATGTGTAAAGGCAAAGCAACCCTGCTTTATGGGAGTGCAGAGCTGTCAATATTTATGGGGTGAATTAGTATGCTGATACTAAAAGCAAGGTCGTGCTGGTGCCGCCACAAACCTAGATCGTTAAGACGCCAAGCCGGAGATCAGCACCGGCCACCCCACCAATTCAGCGAAGGTAGCATAACGGTTAGTGCCGTGAACTCATAATTCATAAGGTGCTGGTTCGATTCCAGTCCTTCGCACCAAATATCTTTTACTATCTTGAAAAAGATATTTCAAACGTAACGCAGCGTTAACTCAGATAACCACTCTGAACCATGCGTATCACCGACATGGGTGACAGCCTCAATCCTGAAAAACTCAGACTTAATTGACTTAGTATCTAAGCGAACATATCCACCCGGCTGCATGGTAGGCTGTAAAAGTGTCTTTACTTTATAGCCTTGTACCTCTAGTTTCTTTTCTTTGTCGCCAGCGTCACCAGTTGCAAACGTCACCCGAACGCCTTTTTGCTTCTCTGTGATTCCTTTTTTGGCCGCCGCTTTCTCGCCAAGCGTCTTATGCTCTTTCTCGGGCGATCCAATCAACCCGGTGTCAGGCGACAAGACAAACGCCTGCATGGCAACAGCTTTGCCTTTTTTCAATATCTGAACTTCTCGGTTTTGCAATGACCATTCAAGCCCCAAATACTCGCAAGCCTTGGCCATAGCTTCGCGTGACCGACCAACGAAAGAAAAGCCATCAGGGTATTGTTTTTGTGTTATCTCGGTAGGCAATGGCCTTACAGGCAAGCCAAACGTGGCGGCAATGTTGCTCAATACTTGACCGGCCGATACACCTGGCGCGAAGCTAAAAGAAGTCTTCTTATCCCTGTACTCAAGCCCGCTATCAGACATTTCAATCTCAGTTACGAGATCCGCGCCTTCTCGCTTGGTTATTGCCCGCGTGACCGTACCGGTGAAAATAGTCAACTCGCCTACGTCACGTTTGTAACCCGCCTTGAGAATCAAGACGTTGTTAACCGTTTCAACCAAAGCACGAGAGTCTTGGTTTAAGTTGTAAACCCGGCAAGTGCAGGAATTAGGGTTTTCGCCGCTTCCTTTTTCAATCGAGAATGCAAAACGCAAGTCGCGTATCTCAATGGCTTTACCGTTTGGCTTGCCAACTGTCAGGGATGCTACGCGGTCAAACAGAGCCATTTAAACGACATCCCAGACCGTAGCGCCAGCATCCCAAGTGGATAGACTACTATCCCAGATGCTGCCACTTACAGCAGCCACAGGCGTGATGACAATAGACTCAATGGCGGTAACGACATCAGGCACAAAGTAGATCAATGAATAATCACCAACCCCGATAGACGTGTAAATCGCCCGCTCGTTCTTGTTTTTGTTATCGATAAAGAACAGCTCACCAACTGGCAGGCGGTCGTCTTTAAACCGGCCAATCAGTGGATAGTTTTTCACCATCTTGACGTTTTCAAGAATGACATCGCCTTCTCGCTCATAAACAGACAGGCTAAAGTAACCGCCTATCTCATTCCAAAGTACGCGCAAAGTGTACGGGTTGTCCGATAACACAACGTCTAGCAGTTGGTCGGTTGTTTCTGGAAATAATTGGATTTCAACTAATGTCATTGTGTGGCTTTCCATTTGAGATACTTGCTCACACTATCAGCCGCCGACGCCGCAATGCTCTTAGATGGTTCTTTAGTCTCAGTCTTGCCAGCCGCTTTTTGTGGCTCTGACTTCTTTGCTGTAGCACCCGCAGCGCCACCAGCTTTAGCGGCCTTCTTTGGACTGATGCCCGGTGGCAAAGTCACCATTTGAGTATTGACGAAGCGGATATTCACCAGTTCCATTGTGAATTGAACCTCTTCTCCAATCTGTGCATTACGCGGGATGCTGACAGACTCGATGGCCATGTCAGTATAGATGGCGTGCTTGGTGTAAACCACTATAACATCACGCGACTTGTGCAACTCACGAATGGCATCAAACGCCGTCTGAATACGTGGAGACTCTGTATCGCCGCCGAAGTATTGACCTGCGAACTCACCGCGCAAAGGGCTGTTTGTGATAACGCCTTGTAGGCGTAACTTATCAGGCTTCTCGATGATGTGGTCAGTAATTGGCGAACCAGTCTCGACCGGGTTTTGGGTTACCTCGTTTTTCCACTCGTGAAGCTCGTCAAGCGTAGCGTCAAAGTCTAGCGAAGCAATGCCGCCAAAGACTTTGGTGCTCGCATTAGGCCCGCCGTAGTAAAAACCAATCATCGATAGCCCCCTAGACCCATATCACGGGCGATCTTCTTATCTACGCCTTCACCTTTAAGCACTCCAGCCGATGTCTTGAGAAAGTCTTGCTGTGATTCTGATGTGCCGGGCGGAACAGTTAGATTGACAGTCTGGTTAGAAGTAACATTTGTGTTACCACCAGCCGCAGCCGATTGAGCAACGGCAGAAGGCGCAACGTTAGGCGTTGTAGGCCCGGCTCCAGTACCTATACCAAAGAATTGACCAAGCGCCTTAGCTTTATCAATTACCCACTTGACCTTTTCACCCATCCAGCCCATTACCTTGTCCCAGTTATTCCAAAGCAGGAACACAGCCGTACTAACTGCCGCTATACCAGCGTAAACAAGTGCCATTGGCCCCATAGCCAACACCCATGCGAGCGCCATTGACGCGCCACCAGCCAGGGCAGCAGCAGCCGCTGAGCCCCACGCTGTAACGGCAGATATACCCCAAACAGCAAATGCAGCGGATAGCGTAAGCATCACAGCCTCAAGCGCCGATGCTCCAATAGAGCCATCTTTAAGCCATTGGACAAAGCTACCAAATACAGACTGCCCGCCATCCAAGTAAGTGACAATATCGTCAATAGCTAGGCCAAGTAAAACAAGGCCGCCAACTACCACGCCAGCCACCGAGAAAACAACTCCAAGTAAGCTAATTAAGCCACCCAACGCCATTGGCCCAAGTATTGCGGCTAGTGCTATTCCAAAGGCTTTAAGAGCGTTTGAGCTGCCACCTACGAACTCGATAAACGACTTTGCACCACTTTCAATGCGATCAAATCCATCCAAAAGAAAGTTCGCCACCTTTGTCACAATCTTTGATTCACGGTTTAACCCAGCGATCATGGTTGAAAACTTGTTTCCAATGATCGTCGTGGCCTGGCCGATTGTCATTGGCATTTGGCGAAACTTTTCCTGAAACAGCGTTGACATTTTCAACGTCGCTTCAATCACTTGTTTTGATGTGATCTTTCCTTCGCTTGCAAGCTTCTTTAGTTCGCTTCGTGGATGTTTAAGCGCAATAGCCAGTTCATCCATGTATTGCGGTGCAGCCTCTGCCATCGCCCGGAACTCTTCGCCTTGCAATGTGCCAGCGCCTAACGCTTGGCTAAACTGTGTCATTACCGATGCGGCCTCTTGAGCCGTAGAGCCACCAACGACAAGAGCCTGACTTATGGTATTTGATACCGTCAACAAGTCTTCTTGAGTCTTGATGTAGTCTTTGGCCGCATTGCCAATGCGGGCATAAAGCGTGCCATATGCCGAAAGTGACTGCCGGTTTTCAGTGGCATTTTTAGACACCTCATTAAACGCATCCCCAACATCACCCAGCGTCTGAGGCAGCATCCCGATACGAGCCTCCAGCGACTGCATGGAATCAGCCACGCCAGCAAGCGCCCTAAGCGATGCAAACGCAGCAAGGCCAGACAGCATACCGGATAAGCGGTTAATGCTGCCTTCGACCTTGTTCATGCCGCTGCTATCGACATTGAAACCGAAGCGGGTGATTAATTCTCTAACAATTGCCATAGTTTAATTTTACCCGCCTCAGTCTTTTTTAGCCATAGCCTGATTTTCATAGTCAGATGTCATATCAAGCAAGGCATTTAAACGCATCAAATCATCGACGCTACACATACCTGATTTCACTTCTGACAGAGATACTTTACGAGCAAGAATGGGTCGCCATATCCATAACTCTTGCTCCAAGTCTTCTCTTAATTTACCGGGAGGCTTTTCGCCATTTGAGCCCCGGCGGTTAGGCTCCCAAAGCGGCCCGCCGTCCGTGCGAAAAAAGCTGAAAAGTTAAGTTTAAGAACTTCCCAAATCAACTCGTAAAGATCAAACAGGTTATCGGCGGTAAAGCACTGGTTAACGCTCATACCGTCTTTAATGAATACCTTCTTTTCACCAAAGTAAACACGCGACTGGGTGAACATTGGAAAAACAATCGTGTCCATCACTTCTTCGGTTAGATTCTCGGCAATGATTCCGGTTGCTTCGCTCAAGTCAGCGTCAAGCAAGTTAACCGAGCCGCCTTGCTTGCCTTTAGTCAACCCGCCAATAACAGGCAGGATGATTTTATTAAGGCGCAACAGAATACGGTTAGCCTCAAAGGCATTCATTTTCATGGCCGTATATTCAGACTGGCCAATGATGATAGTTTCAGCTTGCATCTTTTCTCCTAATGTTGTTTTCATTCTACCAAAAAAGAACCCCGGCACAGAGTTAACTGTCCGGGGCCGTGTTAGCTAGATTATACGGTAATCAAATGCCACCAATTGACATTTTCAAGTCGGCACAATCAAAGACAAAAGAACGTTCACCGACTTCTTTGCCGAACACCATTTCGGGCGGTGTTTTAAGCCATGCCTGAGTAGCGCCTACCAATTCAGCACCATCGCCCGGTGAAACGATGCTGATAGGGATGAGAATATCGCCATCGAACAGGAAGTTATCAAGTGCCACCAGTGCCGACAACTCGGTTACGGCTGGCGAGCTTTGCAACAGTTTGATTTCAATGGTGCCAGACTTGTTACCGTTACGAGCTCGTGCGACGTGGCCATCAGCGCCAACGCGCTTCATATACAAATCTTCATCTCTTTTTGCGGTAATAAAATCACCATCAGAAAAGCCAGTGACGATAACGCCACCGACAATCACGGTTAATTTACTTGGGTCGTATGTAGATGTTGCCATTATGTTTCCTTATTAAGCCAGTTCGTAACCGACCGAGCCGTTAATATTAACGACATGAATTGCACCAGCCAGGCGGGCGCTGAACTCCAACGTCAAAACCCGAGAAGCCTTAACCAGAGGGTCAACCGATTGAGACAATGGTGCCGTGATGGTGAATCCCGGCACAGTCTTGCCGTTTTCGTCCACTTCGTCCGGTGCGATATAGCCAACGGTAACGCCTTGTTGCAAAGACTTACGCAGGTTAGTGACGCAAAGCTGAATACCGGCATCGGTGTAAGGAACCTTGGCGCGATTGATAATCAGCATGGTCATGTTGGTCTGAATCAAGTCCTCCAGCCAATCGCGGCCACGGATAACGTCAATCCACTCACCAGCAACAACCTTGCCCGGATTAGTCAAGGCGATCTGAGTTTGGTAGTACTCGAAAGTGTTCCCACCCTTACCCAGAATGGTACTTCGCTGGGTTGCTGACAGCTTATCTGGCGTCACGCCACCAAGCTTTTTCAGCGCCCAAGTCTCAGAGCCTGGTTGCAACGGGAACACCGCCGACATCCAAGCCGCATCAGGGTACTGAGTCAAAGCATTGGCGCTATAGGCCGCATAGGTGCGATAGTAGCGGGTATCCTTGGCTACACTGATAACGTCAGTAGACACGCCGGGAGTCAGAATGTCAGCTTCGCTAGACGCGAAACCAAACAGTTTTTTCTGCGTCTCAGTCCAAGCTGCGAAGTCAAGTTGCACTTGTTTTGTACGGTCAGAGCTAATCAAGCCATACCATGCGTTGTCTTCCATGACGATAGCAGCCATATCGACGGCTACGGTGTCCACGGTAGTGATGGCACCCCACGACAGGTTGGAGCCAAGAGTAACAGCTTGCAGGTTAGATTGACTAATCCAAGCCAAAGAAACGGTATCGCCGATGGCTGTAGCTGTCAGCGTTTCGTTTGCGTCCGAAGTGATGGCCAAAGCCAAGCCCGTAGCAATTTCCGAAGCCAATGCACTTGCGTCCGATGTGAATGTGTACACCTCAGGCGAAGTACCGGAGACCGTGATTGTGTAAGTCGTCAGATTGACAGCCACAATATCAATGATGACAGTAGCCACAGAACGGCGACCGACCTTGACTTGACGCGGGTGCGGGGTCTGCGAGAATGCAGCCTCAACGGCGCTAAGCATAGGCTCAGGCAGGCCAGCCGCGACGGCATCGTCATATCGGGTATAGGCTTGCACGCGGGACGTGAAGGCCATGTGAGGACCGACGATCATGGGCGTGCCGAAATCCGCCCGTTCAACGCCGGTTGTATTCAGCGAAATGCTGACATTTACGATGTCACTTAAAGTTGCCATGTTGGCTCCAATCTAAAAATTAAACTTTGCAAAGTTCAGCCAAATGGCTTAGAACATTTTATGTTTTACGTTGTGGAATGTCAAAAAAAGCATTAGCACAATTTTTCGTTGTGTCAATCGGTGAAAACCCCTAGTAAAAATGTAGCGCAAATTGGCTATGATTCGTCATCCAATCTTGGATTCAACGAAAGATAAAAAATGTTTGCAGCAATCGAAACCAATGGCGCAACCCACATCATCATTCACGTCCCCCACCAAGGATCGGAAAAATCACTTCCTTCTTTGGCTTCCATGCTTGAGCAAAATGCAACATTTGTAAGGTCGGGTTACTCTGAGTTTTCAACAGTAAAACCAAACATGACGATTGTTCTTGGAGACTCTTACAAGATTGACAGAAGTGAAGAGGAGCTTATTGTCCACGCATCATCGAGTGTTTTGGGTGATGAATTTGTTATTGCAACACCAGACGTATTTGTCAGTAATTCAAAAGCAATGAAAAAGAAAGATGAAGAATTAAGTCGTCAAAGAACTGAAATTTCATTTCTCAAGCAGCAACTTGAATCATTGAAATCTCAGATTGAAGAACTTGTAAAAACTGAAGTTGAATAAACAAAGGGCCAATTGGCCCTTTTATTTTAAACACCAGTCGCCATAACCGACAAAATATACTCTTCATTCAAAGCTGTATTAACCTGACCTATAGTCCCGTTACTGATAACAGTATCAATAATGCCGACATTATCAGTCTGGTCTGATTCCCAGCGAAGTGACAAATCAATGCTCGCCCGTGGCTCAATGGCAATGCCATTCAAAAGCTGTGCAATATCAGTCACTGCCGACATATCAAACGCTGCAATGTCCTGAACTGAGAATTTATCCAAGTTTGAATTAAGCAGCATCTTGTCTGAAAACGTCTCTACAGTGGCCACACTATCAACGCCGAAACGATTGATATTTAAAACACTCTCACGCACGGCTAAAACGGTCTGAATCCCGCCTGCGTCAACGTCAGAGTAGTGAGGATCGCCAACGGCAGTAATAACGCCCAAACGCAGCGTAGAGTAAGGCAACGCAGGACGTGGGCCAGTCTGGTCTGCCCATATTACAGTACCGCCTAGGATTGGCTGAATCAGCGCATACAAGCGAGTTTTAAGCGTGGCTACGTTCATGTTACTTTCTTAAAAATCTGAAAGTACCAACCATTCACGCGAACTGTGCAAGCCGCGTCTGACTTAACCTTGATCTCAGCCGGGTAATTCTGAATGTCAGTAGAGCCAACATAAGAACCCGAGAAGCTAGACATGGCATAAGTCCCGGCAGTCTTAAACTGGACGGTTGTCTTTGGGGACTCATAAGCCGATGGTGAGCCAATGCCAAGGAAAACAGATAGATTAACCACCTGATTAGCTGCTGTAGTTGTCACGAATAACTCATACCGAGCATTCACCATGCTATTCAATGGCAATTGAGTCAGGTCGATCTGGTTAGTGGTTGCATTCCAAAGCGAAGTAATGCCACTTGGCATGGCATCGATCTTTGTATATGGCCCCAGCTTGTCATTAGTCAACTTCGTCCACGTACTCGGTGAAACGCTAATCGGAGTAATGCCCGTGGCCGCGTCGTTGTAATCGACAAAGCCGATAGATGATTGAAGCTCTTCGATCTCTACCTTGGCCGCTGAAAAGTTACCGCGAACACCTGCCGTAGTTGGATTTCCCAATGGTGGAATTGCCACATTGATGTCTGATGCCATTTATTAACCTCTTGTAAGTGTACCGGCGGCCCATGCAGCCGCGTAACCCGCTGGCGCTGCCATTCGACGGGTTGCATAAATCTTGTAATGATCAATCACGCCCATTTGGCGCACTGAAATAGAACTCACCTCGTAAGCGTAACCACGCCACACAATCAGGTCAGGCTGAAGGCCCGTAGCCTCACCACCTTCTTGCAATGATGTGTCTGTATAGACTTTCACCATGTCGCTGATTCGACGTCCTTCAGGCGCGGTAATCAGGTCTTGCTCAGTGGCGGGTTGGATGCTTGCCGTGATTGGCAATACACTACGCACGCCCGGCACAAATACACCGCTTACATAAGCGCCAACGGCTTCGTGAAGTACATCGAATGGTTTACGGAAACTCATTTGCGGATTAGGTGTTTAATAGAATTAACCATTGCGCCAGTGTCAACCAATGTTTTTGTGCTGTTTTTCTTAGCCTTGATCGTACTATCTGCCAATTTAGGCAAGAAGTCACGTCCCGTAATGGTTTTCTGAATGTCTTTCTCGGCTTTTAGTCCAAGCGTAGTAACCATTCTCGCAAATGCCAACTGGCCCATTTGCTTTACGATCTTTTCCATGTACCTGATATAACCCTGTTTGTTTTCGTCAAATGCCGTCCGCATGAATGGCCGCGATGGTATTTTATCAGTTCCAAATTCATTGACCGCAGCATACTCAGCGATGTTGAAGCCTTCAGCGTTTTTTGAACCCTCAAGAACTCCAACGACTAATTCCGCCTTATGAGCATTTTTAAACTCGGCCATGATCTTTCTCATGCCCAAGTCTTTATCCATGACGTATTTAACGGCCATTAGATCGGTGCGATAACGTCAAACATACGGGTAATGCCACCCATTGAGATATTCACGCTTAGACGGTCTAGCGTGATCTCGTACTGGTTCTTTCCGCTTGTCTTTGAACTAGACGATGACCCGGCGCTAAACTGGCGCTCTAAGTCGCCCTCTTTCTCACGAACCAGACTGCCGCTGACACTTGCCGTCCCGCTGGCGCTTGCAGATCGTTGCGACAACAGAATACAAGCCTGATAAACCAAGGCCAAGCCGCGAACGTTTTCAGCGTATAAAAGCGGGTCAATAATCAATGGCGCCAAGTCAAGCATGGCCTGGACCGTCACATCGGACTCAGCCGCGAACTCAGGGGCGACTAGGCGCAGGGTTTCTAATTGAGTGGCCATGTTTCGTAATCCGGTTCTATCTGTGTTGCGTTATAGCTTGAGCTTACATCGATTGTATCGTATGCACTTGATATTGAATATAAGCCGGTGCTTGAGTCAATATCAACTGCCTTATAACCACCATAAACAGTCCAGCGAGTATTGCCGTTTGACTCGAATAAGTCAGAGTATTCAAAGGCTGAAAAATCACCAGTTACGGGACCAAGCGCAATGCCTTCTGCATTGAAAAAATCATCGTCTTCAAGTGAAGCAAAATTACCACTGGCGATAATATTGCCGTTGGCTGAAATAATATCAACGCCTGATTCTGACGCGTTGCAATTACCGACAGCAACCGAGTAAACGATGCCACTTGCAGACATCGAATCAGTGACCGACTCAACGGCAGACGATGCGCCTTTTACGACTACATTACCTGACGCATTGGCGGCATCAATCCCAACCTCTACAGAGGCCATTGACCCGGTAGACGCAGCAACTTGACCACCAGTTGCAGCAAGCGTATCTAGGCCCGTTTCAGTGGCTGCAAATGGCCCTTTAACCAGTACAGTACCGGCAGACGATGAAATATCACTGCCAACCTCGGCGGCTGACGATGAACCTTGCACAATAACATCACCAACAGACGCCAGAACGTCTAAACCTGATTCAATTGATGCACTAACACCCTGTACCAACACCTTTCCAGTGCTTACAGATACGTCTAGTCCGGTTTCGCTTGGTGTCGATGTGCCTTTTACGATAACCACACCGGACGATGCGGAAATATCAGCACCTGACTCGGTAGCTGAAAAAGTGCCACTAGCAGTGGCATTAGTTACAACGCCACTTGCGGCAAGCGCGTCTAGTCCAGTTTCAGTCGGCGCCGAAACTCCTTGGACGATTACTTTACCGGTCGATGTAGATGTGTCTAGGCCGGTTTCAGAAGAGGCACTAGAGCCTTGGACAATTACTAGCCCAGACGATGCTAGAACGTCTAGCCCGGTTTCAGTAGCTGCAAAGCTACCGGCAACAGCGCCACCCGGCGCGGCTGTAGTGTTGACAATCTCAGTGTCAAACCATGCGGCAGGCTGTAGCTCGGCGTCAAACCATGCGTCAGGTCTTAGCTCGCCATCGAACCAGCCAAGCAAGGCCATATTTAAGCTGGAGCCGTAAAGCTCACGCCATCAAATGACCAGCCAATATTTTCATCAGCTACGCGCTCAATAATGATGCTGTCTGGGTAGCATTCATGAAGCGAGTTTAAATCGTCAACAGATACGCAGTGAATGACAATTCCACTTTGAATAATAACGTATGTCATTGTTATTTTTCCATAACCACAAGCTCGCCACTGTAGAAAGTAGCAGTCGTTGCGCTGGCCACGTTGCAATGAAGCATACAAGTCCCGTTATACAGCCTAATTCCAGGCGTTCCGATAACCTTCTGAGAGTTTACGTTTGCGATTGTTGTTCCCATTGTTGCAATGTCGCGGGTAATCATCAAGTGAATCGTACCGGTAAGCATTGACGTGCCAAGCGTAATAGACTGAATTGAGCGAACGCCACGATCTCCAGCATCCAAGTTAAACCATACCAAAGTTCCAACAACCGGAGTCGCTGGCACTTGAGACCCAGCAATTGCCAATAACCTTGCAGTACGCCCAGAAGTTCCGTCGCTATTGGTGTAACTTACAGTCAAGTTAGCCCCAGCCGCAGCTAATGTTGACGCCGCGCTAAAGTAAAGCGCAATAGAGCACCCTTCGCCATTTGTCGTTCCATTAAGGTCGCGCGCCGGGAGTGTCGGAGTTGTGATTGATTGCGCACCCGTAGTTGTTACCACCAAGCCCGAGTTAACCCATAAGCAATCAAACAAAACGTGCGTATGGTTAACGCTGGCCGCCATGTTGACTTCGGTCAGGTAGTTTCCACCAACTGAAGGGTTTGCGATCGGGAAGCAACCAAAATCAGCCGCCACCGTACCATCAGTGACGCGTCCATTAACGCCGGGCGTACCCGGCACCCATGCGCCTGGAAATCCTGCATCTTTGGCAGTGCAGTACCAATAGGCCACCGCATCAGCCGCCGTTCCTGATTTCATGAACCCAATAGATCGACCGTTATAAGCACCTAGGCCGGACGGAGGGTACTCAGCGCCCTGTGCATCGCGGTGAACCCACGAACCATCTTCACGGTAGCCCAGATTCTCACCAGGCAGCAAGATGAATTGAATAAGCTCAACCGTGGTCGTGCCGTCCGCATGACTCACGCCAACCGTGCAAGATGTACCCGCGCTGTTGTTTGTCACATAGATGGCTTTTACGTTGCGCTGGGTAGATGCCGCTGGACTTGCAACGATGGTCGTTGTCGTGGCTGTAGTGATTATCGTATTGGTCCGACCCGGCGTGATCGTAGTGCCGTTTACATCTACATACGATGTATGCACCTCAATGGTAGTTGTCGCCGTACCCGTAGTAAGACGGACAATATCGCTTGTAGATGTAAGTAAAAGCATTGTTTAAGCGTGCGTAATTGTCATGCTGTTAATCGTCACCGTCTGGCCAGCGGTAATACTCAAGCTGTCCAGATTGATGTCAGACGCAGACAGGCCAACAGTCAAACCAGTAACAATATCCGTGCCAGCCGTGGCGGTGCGAATACGAGCGGCGGCAGCAGTTCCGGTATTGTCCGCCGTGGTGTCGGACTTTGGAAAACCCGAGAACGTCAGAACGCCAGCGGACGCAGTGCCAGCCGTGCTATTTAGCGAGATCGTTGCCAAGATAGCAGCCATGCCAGCCGTGCCAATTTCCAGCACGCCAGTCGCGCCAATGGCGGTAACAACAGCCGTCAGGCGTGAGTTTTTAACCGCTGCGGTGTAAGTAACAGCCATTATTCAGCCTCTTTAACTTTAGCGGGACGGCCACGACGGGCGGGTGAGTCTTCGGATTCTTTTTCGGCGGGGGTGACGATTTCAAGATCACCACCAATAGATGATGCCCAGCTATCGTCAACCTCTCCAGTTTCACCAGGTTCGATTGTTACTGAGCCGATATGTTTTAGGCCAGCGCCATTATTCATTACTTTCATTTCCACTCCTAATAATTTGTGCATTTTAACAGCATTGGTATTAATGGCAATTACAAAAAAAGGGGCCGAAGCCCCTTTGTTGTTTTAAGCGTTTAGCTTAGATGCCAGCACCGAACGCAAAGGCAAGTGGTCGTTTAACCACGCAACCAGCGATACGCGAACGCATCGGCACAACGAACTCATAACCGCTCAATTGAGGGCTAGAAGTTTGCAGCATCATCGGGATTTCAAGAGCATAGTTCATGCTGTTGTTTGCCACGGCATAGATGCGGTCAACGCCAGCACCCCCGGCAGCGGTCATTTCAACCAGCGGACGGAAGTTAACGCCGGGGTGGACCATGCGCAGGAAGCCCAAAATGGTAGTATCAGACGAGGCGCTGTTTTGAGTGCTTGCCATCAACGTGTATTGAGCAACAGGCAACCAGCATTCGTTCGCTGTCATCAGGCCCTTGGTTTGGGTGACGATGGCGTTAATCACCGAGTTCACATCGCGCACGATCAATGCGGCAGTCTTGGTGGAGAATGCCTTGCTTGCGCCTGTACCGTCAGCGGCAATAGACACCTCAGGCAAACCGGCGGTAGTAAACAAGCCTGGCAGGTTGTTTTCAGTATCACCGAACCAAGCAATGTTGTTCACTGCGTCGGTGTGACTTTCAACAGCGGCAGCGGCTTTGTCAGTCGTCAGGCTAGTGCCAGCGAATGCAGACGATGCGATCTCCTGTTGGTTGTAGCCAAACCCGATCGTGATGTTACGAATCACGCCAGTGTTTTCCTTGCGGAACACGTCGGCGCGAGGAACATCATTTCCCAGATTAGAGCCGATCTTAGCCTTGCCAACGCGGTCGGATTCGTACCAGACAAACGAGTTAGCACCGGCAGGAATGTCGGTGGAAACAGGCATCACAGACAGCGCATTGCGAGGCGCATAGAGCGTGCTGTAAATCTGCGACTTGATGTACTCAAGTTGGCGGGCAAAGTGGACGCTTTCGTTAGCATCGAAGCGACCAGCCGCCTCAATAGCCCGCAGATCGTTTTGGTCGTATTTGAGAATTTCAGCCATGATGTGTATCCTTATTTAACGGAAACCAGAGCCAAACCGGCACCAGTTGTAGAGGTTTCAAAAGTCACAACGATTTTTGTGAACGCCTCGATACCAGCGGCCACGGCTGCATCAGTCAGAGCGCCGGTAGCAGTGGTCAAGTTGGCAACGGCGCCAGCAACAACAGCATCAGAAGTAGGCACCCAGAACCAGCCTTTGCGAAGCACGGAAACGGTTTCTTTAGCCGCGTATTGCACAACGCCTGCACTGGTTTGAATCAGCGAGTGGTCATGCAAAGCGAAACCAAAAGCAGCCGCACCAGTGGTGGCTTTCTTGACTTGTTTTGCAGGGTCAGTGCCGCGCATAACGGGGTATGCGATTGGCATGATCTCTTCAGCCGCGAAGGATGAAACGTCATGGGCTTCAACGCCCGACAACATACCGGCGTAAGCCTGTGCGCTGTATTGAGTAATAGAGGTTTGTGGCATGATGGTTTATTCCTTCTTTTTACCGAGATTAGACATAAATGTTTTGTAGTCGCTACGTGGTTCAGGCTTAACTGCGTCCACATTCAGCACCTGTTTACGCTGCCCTTGCATAGCCGTATCAGCTTTCATACTGACCGACATATCAAAAGCCGCATTGACGTATTCGTCAGACTTACCAACCAGGTCGGCATCAGCGCGAACGGCCTTAATCACGGCTTCTTTGACTTCACGGTCAGACTTGCCATCGCAATCGACCTTGAAGCCTTCGGCAGCTTTGTCCAGCTCAGCGCGGGCCTTGATCTCGGCACGGGCAGAATCCAGCGCGTCAGTCTTGACCTTGGCCAGTTCAGCGGGGAAAGCATCGACACGGGCTTTGAGCGTGTCACGCTCACCGGACAGCTTTTCAGCGTCGGCTTTGGAGGCTTCGGACTGGGTTTTAAACAAAGCAGCATCATCACGCAACTTGTCCAGCGCGTGCACTACCTCGGGGGCAGCATCATATTCGATGCCGTTATCAAGCCGCACGCGGCCAAGTTTGTCAGACATTACGTCCTCCGTGAAAGCGACCGCATCAAAGCGGTCAAGATTAAGCCGGGCATTACCCGCCCGACCTTTTGGCACAAGCGCCAAATGATTTACTTTGATATTCTTTTGAATGGCATCGTACTTCTCACCATTGAACTCACCCGGTGTTTCGTCCAAGTCAACGGTATAGCCAAGCGACAACTCACGCACGCCGCCTTTTTCAGCCTTGATAATGGCTTCGGCATCTTGGATGATGATGTCAACACGGACGTTATCTCCGTCCTGTTTTCCAGCGCCCAAAATTGTGCCAATAGTCAGCTTCTTGAAGTTAGCCGCTGTCACCTTGCCATTGGGGTGCGCGTCAGTGATAGGCTTACCTACCATGCTCGCCAGTGCGTCAGGATGGAACACCTCTTCAGCCGGGCGATACTCTTTTCTAGTCGTCCCGTCTGCATTAATGTACGTCTGAATGCCAACGCGCCCGACAATTGGCGTATCCACCAAAAACCCTTCATCGGTCTTGGTGGCTTTCAATTGAGCAAAATCGTATCTTTGAACGGTCATATTGAGTTTATATCATATAGCAAAACCTAATGCAAATAAATGCAATGTCAATCGGTGAAAACCCTAATATAAAAACTTTTATCTTGTGGCATAGTTGGTTTATGCAAAACATCATCCCATTCCAAAAGCCCCAAGTGAAAGAGCGAGCCTGCTCATTCTGCGGCGCAAAAGAGTCTAAAGTAGATCACATGTTCAGCGGTCAACCCGGCGTAAATATCTGCGGAAGCTGCGCCCAGTACGCTAAAAAACGTCTTGACGAATCAACCGATGACAAATAACCAAGAAACCCTATGCGCTCACGCCGTAATAGGCTGCGCTCACCAGTGCTTGGCCGATATGGATGGCGTATTGCCAATGGACTACAGCGCCAGCACGACAGCTATCCTATGGCGGGCGCTTGAGATTCAGTTGGCTGGGGTGGCTATTGAGTCGTTGTTGTTGGCTAGGGATGGATCATGATTAAAGTTGTTATTCCCGTTTCTGGCGGGAAAGATTCTCAGGCTTGCCTAAAGTTAGCAACTCAAAGATTCAAAAAAGAAGAAATACTTGGTATTTTTTGCGATACGCAATTTGAACATCCTTTGACGTATAAGCACGTCCAGTGGATGCGTGATTTTTATGATGTTGAAATAGATACAGTTTGCATGGGCTCTGTTTTGCAGCAATCTGAAAAATGGGGAAGGTTCCCTGGAGGCGGTAGCAGGCATTGCACAGATTATCTAAAAATTCAACCAACCAAGCATTACATTAAATCACTAGCTGAAAAACAAGGTGGATTTGAAGTTTGGTACGGAATGAGAAGCGGTGAATCAAGCGCTAGAGAAAAGTTATATGAGTTCAAAGAATCAGAGGAGCTTTATCTACCGCATGAAGTTATGCCAAGCAAATATCCTAAATATCTTGGGAAAATGGGAATTAAATTTCGTCTAGCTGTTCTTGATTGGACAACTGATGAAGTATTTTCTTTTTTAGAAGGACAAGAAAACCCATTGTATGCACAAGGGTTTGATCGTGTTGGATGCTTTCCTTGTCTTGCTGGAGGTGATCAATGGAAAGAAAAAGCATTCACACACGATGATTTTGGTAGGTCACAATTTAAAAATGTAATGATTGTTTCAGAGCAAATAAATAAATCAGTTTGGACTAGCAAAGGTGGAAAGTTTAGAAATGAATCTGGACAGGGTTGCTTGATTTGCTCAATATAACCAAATCTAACCAGTTCTAACCAAAACACCTTAGAACTAGTTAGACATTGCTATACATTGTTAGAACTCAGGCAGAGCAAGTGAAGCTCGGCACCATTACTTCCCGTTAACCTTGGTTCCAACGCCTTTAATCATGGCTCCAGTGTGGACAAGTGGATCATTGAAGCCTTTGAGTTTTACTGTCCGCGCTGAGTTAGGCGGTGTACTCCATGCCGTCATAGCTGCTTTTTGACGGGCTTCGTGATTCTCGCCAACAATCCTCGCGCTTGCCTTTGCGCTTTGTCCAGCCACTAGCTTTTTCTGCATTTCGACAATATCAGCTATGATTTTTGACTTGTTTTTGTCAAATGTAGAAGCCGTGAACGGTCGTGAAGGAATATCAATTGGCGCTCCGTCTGGATGCCTTACAGTGGCCCCAAACTCTTGGATTGATCCAATCTGTGCATAAGTCAAGTTGTCGTCATTATTTGGCCCCGGATGCACTCCTAAATCTTCATGCAATCCAACTGTGACTTCAATACGTCCTGCGTTTGTAAACTCGCGCATGATTTTGTCGTATTCTTTGCGATTGTCAGTAACATATTTGTGCTTTGTAGCCATATCAACCTTTTAATTTTTGCAATGCGTCAGAACTGTATCGACCTGACATTATTATCTTCTGATAAATTGAATCAGCAGCCGATGGGTTTAACGATAGCTCCTTCACCTCGTCTGCACTCATTACACCACTTCGCAGGATAGCCGCGTACTTCTTATCTCGCTCGGGCCTTTGAGTACCTGTAACGCCTTTGCGATACACGGTCAAATCATAAGCCTTCTGTGAAGTTACATTGATCTCCAGCTTCTGATCTTTTTCAATCACTGGAGATGCTACGCACCGGCACAAATAAGGCTGGCCTGGGTGCCCGTCTTCTGGCGGCTTACGCCAGTCGAATATCTTCCCGTGGCGTTCTTTGTGAGTAGGCCGAACACGTTCATCACGCTGGGTTATCCACGCATACTTATAAATAGTAGCGTCTTCCATCATGTTTTTTGACGTGTCAGCAGCCAAGTTACCGACTCCATTGCCTGCGACGAACGCTGCGCCTTCAATCAGCTTGTCTGATAGCTTCTTTATGTCGCCTATGATCTCAGTCCTTGGCAAGCCATTCATAACGCCATTACTTACAGCCTGATTAACGCCATTTGCGAATTGCTGAATCCGCCCGTCAATTGTTATGCTTTGGATGTATATCCAATCAGCGATGGCAGCTTTCTTTGGTGTGTATGGTATTGATACACCATATTGCTTCTGAAGTGATAGCTGTAATTGCCTTGCTGTAAACGTTGAAACAGACTTTGCGATGTCTAGCAGCACTTGTTTTTGCATTGAATTTATCTTGCCAATGAATAGTAAGACATAAATAAGCGCGGCTAACTCTTCAGCAAATGAAGACTCTTTTTCCGGCTCTTCTTCATCCTTTCTAATCGCTATCCACTTGCTAATATTAGGCAGAATAGCGCCCTTAGCAATCATCGCAACGCTTGTAAAAATGGCTTTTACAAAACGCTGATATTCACGCTCTTGAGAGTATGGGTATTGAATCATGCCGATGGTTCTGGATTGTCTTCCGCCTGCATAATCTGAATACTAGCATCCATGATGTACTTACCATCCTCGATCAACGTCTGGCGAAGCTCCGAAGGGTCAAGTGCGCCAGCTGTCACATACACGGCGGCAGTGTCAGCCTTGATCTTGTCTTTTTCAGCTTCTAGCTTTTCAGTCTCAGCCTCAGTCTTTTCGTCTGGGATGTCCAAGCCTTCAAACTCAATCAGGTAGTTCTGCTCTGAAATTCCTTTTGATATTGAAAGCAAAGTAACCAAGCGGTCAATCGGCTGCAAGAGTTGCGTGCGCTGCTTCTGCTCAATGCTTGAATACCAGTTCTGCAAGTCGCCCTGTTGTGAGTTGTTAAGCCCTTTGGACTGCTCACCCATTAACAGCGTCTTCGGCATCCCTGTAACGGCACTTAAAGCCTGTGCAAAGCGGTCCAGAAGGTCGGGTAATCCTGTGAAGCTGTTTGATGTGATGGTGTATTCGTCTAAGGCATCTATGGCAACAGAGTTGATAGCGTTACGGCTCATGTCCAGCATATTCAAACGATTAATAACCGCTTGCTGGCCGCCTGGTGCCATAAGCTGCTGCGACAACCCGCTGAACTTAGCCACGGCTTGCTGTGACTTCTCCAATAGCTTCTCGGCCCATTGGTGGCTAACACCCAGACGCTGCAACTGATACCAGCACTTAGCCAACGCAGACACACCCCAGCCATCCTGTAGGTCACGCATAGACTCGGGGACGAACTCGCCTGGAAAGATCAAGCAGCGCGATTCATGCACGGTGTAAGGCGTAGCATTCGACGGGCTAACTAGGTATGTCTTTGTCTGTCCATAACGCACGTCAGCCGGGTCGGTGTACTTTTCCATGCGTGAGACGTGATAGCGGTCATAGACTCGCAGGAACTCGATGTCTTGCACGGCCCGATCGTTCAATGGCTCTTCCAGTTGGCCGCCATCCTTGACACCCATGACGATCATAGAGCCACCAAAGATAGCCTCTAGCTTGAGTGCGTCAGTCAGTCTCTCATCGGCGTGCAACTCTTCAAGGCGGGCCATCACGGGCGCATAGGCTGACTCCTCTTTGCTCTCATCTTGCCCCTCGACTTCAATACAAAACCCGGCCCGCGTCATATCAGTGGCTGTAACGTCCACAATGCGTCGTGCGAAGCCGTCGCCGATGTATAGGTCTGTTAGCTCTAGTTCCGTGAAGTAGCGCACGGGCGATGCTTTGGTGTAGCCGCCACTGTCACGGCTTGATCCAAGCGATGAAATCACGTTCATGTAAGGCCCGTCATCACGCTGTGTAGCGTCTTTGCGTGGTCGTCCTACGGGTTTGCCAGTTGGTTTAGTCATAGGCTAATTCTAGGGGTTTTCCCTATATTTGCAAAATAAATAGGGAAAGTGAGAAAAGTGTGATTGTTTGCGCTACAATTGACACATCAAAAACGAAGGGCACCAAATGAACGAGGAACTAACACCAGATGAGGAGATGATGCGCCTAGAGTCTATTGGTAATGGACCGTTTTATTTACTGCCATTCCAAGTGGATATTTGCATTGCCAGATTCGGACGTCTACCAAAGAATTCCAAGCCATATCCACAAATAAAGATTTTTCCCGAATTTCCAGTATATTCAAAGCCTCCAAGAGGGGCGCAGTGGAAGCGCGAACTTAACCAGAAGCGCAAGTAAAGTCCATCTTAATCAACCTACCTACGGGGCATTTAAAGGAAAAATCATGAAAACACCACACAAACACGCAGAAGTTTCAATTGCGTGGCTGAACGATCAGTCAATCAAGCTTGAGTTTAAACATCCAGGAACGGGTACTTGGCATGACAGATACCAATCTGAAAACCCTATTTCATACCCGCACCTTGAATGGCGCATCAAACCAGAGCCTAAGCCTGAACCCGTTCTTTTTTATTCCGTAAAAGACTACGACGACAACCCAGATGTAAAAGCTCCAAAGGTTAAGTGGACTGGGTCACGTTACGATAGCAATTTACACCTAACCTTCCACGCCGAAACCGGCAAACTAATCAAAGCAGAGGTAATCTAAATGCATATCAAATTCAACAAAAACGGCCTGACTAAAGAAGTCAAAGTTGGCTTTAGCTGGACAATCTTTTTCTTCGGATGGATGGCCTTGGCTATTCGTGGGCAGTATGTCCCTGCGCTTATCAGCTTTCTTACGTTTAACATGGCGTCGTTTTACTTCATGTTTGCGGGTAATCGGATGCTTGCGTTTCAGTTGGTGGAGAATGGCTGGACATCATTGAACTCATTTCCTTCGCAGTGGGGTGGTTAAATGAGTAAGCATACGCCGGGGCCGTGGGTAGTTAATGAAGCGGGTTCAGCCATTGGAGGAATGCCATTCAAAATTACTGAATTCTATGTATATGCTCCAAAAACTCAAGACGACACTGCTATTTGTGCAGATGTAATCGACCCAGTTACGCAAGAGCCAAGTATGTCCAACGCCCGCCTAATATCCGCAGCGCCTGACTTGATGGAGGAATTGGAAAACTGCATGGACTTGCTGAATACATGCTTTTCAAATGCTCCAGTTGATTCCTGTATTGGAGTTGCTTTAATTAAAGCAAGATCAGCCATCGCCAAAGCCACCGGCCAATAAACAAAGCCCTTCGGGGCTTTTTTTACGACCAGACGGACCAGCTAGTGCCAGCTAGAAACGTATTAACAGCATCAACCAATGGGTCTATCTGGTCATCGTGCTTATGGCTGTCATTGGCTGTAAAAGCCTCGCACTCACTAACAAAATCAACCGCCCACGGCGCATATTCAGGCAATAGAACTGCACCTGCTTGGATCCGTGGCTGCACTTCCATAACTCGGGTTAGCTTGTCTTTTGTGCGTTGTACAGCGATAACAGGAACGAACTGGTTGCTTTGCTGTAGCTGTTGAATCAACCCTGTCCCGCTGGCCTTATCCTCGATATACATAGCTGACGCAGGCGGCAATGCTTCGCGGCCATTGTTAACCGATACGCTTGACCATATGTCTTTAGCCATAGCCAATAGGCCCACGGCATCTACTTTCTTACGCCACACATTGAGAATCAATATCTTGCCAGTGCGAAGCAATACAGCGTCTAAAAACACCGTGTAATCGTTTTGCTCGCCTGTTTTCATAGCGGTATCAGCAAACACCGCGCGTCGCGAAAACTCACGCCAATCAGGCAAGACGCTATACCGTCCGAACCATTCACCACGAAGCAACTCTCCACCAAGCACATATGGCTCTTGTTGGTACTGCCCTTCAAACGTGAAGTTTCCTTTTTCCTTTAGCTGCAATAGGCTTGCCAAAGGTTCTTTTTCTGGCCAGTAGCTCTCACCATTTGGACCGATCGCAGGTATCTTGATGTGCGTCCACTCGTGGCCATCACCACCACCAGTGAGAAACCCCGTCAAATCCTCGTCTGCCAGGCGCTGCATGATGACGATGATAGGCGTATCAGGTGACGCCTTTCGGCTTTGTACCGTATTAATGAAGGCATTGTTGACAGCATCACGCTTGGTCTTAGATAGGCTATCAGCAGGTTTTAAAGGGTCATCTATGAGAATAGCCCCCTGGAACCCTGACGCCATATGCCCAGCACGAAAACCAGTAACCTGACCGAGCGTTGACGTGGCATAGCATCCACCAATAGACACGCCGTCATCACTAACCACATTCCACCGGCCACGGGCGTTAGAGTCAGACTTAATCGGCAATGGGAAAAGCTCTTGATATTCAGCTGAGCATATAAGCTCCTTGGCTTTAGCTGAATTAAGCTCTGCTAGTTCGCTTGAGTACGAAAGGTGCAAGAACCTAGCGCGTGGATTAATGGCCAAGCCACGGGCTATAAAGTTAATCACGGCAAGCTCTGTTTTAGAGCTACCTGGTGGCACGTTGATTATGAGGCGCTTAGTCTTTCCATCAATCACCAACTGCAAAGCGTCTGCAATGGCTTTGTGATGCCAGTTTAGGCGAAACTTGACGCCCTCACGGATTCTGAAAAAGTAGCGTGCGAAGAAAAGGTGATCTTCTTTTAACGCCGCACTGATAATCTGATTTTCTTCAGATGTCAGCATTGAGTTTTGAAAGCACCGACTTAACCATGCTTGCGTCGATCTTAACCGCCGCTTGTGGCGTCATTGAGCCATCGCTTGACGTGTTGTCGATCTCTTGCTTGTCACGCCATGTTTTAGGCTGGCGATTCTTTAGCCAAGCCATAGCAGCCCCA